GAAGAACATGGGCAAGGCCATCGACACCTTGCTCGAGTTCAACCCGATCTCCGACATCCGCATCATGTCGGATCTTTGGGTCGACAACGAGATCGTGGAGGTGGGCGATGAAGCATAGCCTCATCCTCACCGGTCTCCTGATCGCAGTGCTCGAGACCGTGTACAACATCGGCTGCGCTGGTATAAGGATCGTGGACTACTGGCCCCAGCAGCGCGGGGAGATCTGGACCGTCGAGCTGGAGCTCGCGGACACGGAGAATACCGAGGAGATCTCCGAGCTTTGCCAGGACTGGGTGGACAGCTACAGCCTGCAATCCGCAGGCGTGATCTTCAACCGCAACTACTAAGGAGGTAGCAATGGACATGTCCATCATCGACAGGCGGACCATGGTGGTCCGCGCAGAACTGACCTCGGCCAAGCAGTGGACCAAGGAGTCCGTCTCCCTAATCACCAAGGCCGGCAAGACCACCGGGGCGCAGCGCAATGTCCTCTTGGACGAGGCCAGGGCCGCTGACCGAAAGGCCAGCGAGGCCATCGCCCGTCTCGAGAGCGCGATCGAGGACATCAACGAGGTCAGGCATTTCATCCGAGTGGCCATCGCTAGCTCGAGGGAGGTGGAGTAAAGATGAGCGACGTGGCCAAGGCCATGCTCGTCCTGTTCGGCATCATCGTGGCATGGGGCATGGCCGAGTGGCTGTGCTCCATGCCCTGGTAAACAAGGAGGTAAGGAATGAAGGTCAACAAGTTCGGCTCCGATGAGCACATCGAGAGCACGGCCAAGCTGATCGATGGCATCATGCACCTCGACCAAGTCAGCCGGGAGAACCTTGTCAAGCTGATGAAAGACGGCAAGGTCCCGATGGAGATCGCGGTTCCCACGCTGCACCGCACCGGCGGCGACGAGGTCCTGGAGGAGATGGGCTTCAAGCTGCCCGTCAAGCCGGAGCAGAGCGACGGCTTCCTGCTGGCTGCGCACGAGGTCGCGGGCACGGTGACCATCATCACGATGGACCCGTGCGAGAGCGACGAGTTCCCGTACAGGGTCTGCGTGTGGGTGGACAACGAGGCGTGGATGGACAGCGTCACCAGGCTGTACGCCATCGCCGAGGTCCCGCTCCGCTGCGTCACCGAGGCCGCCGGCCGGGACATCAGCTTCCCGATGATCCTCGCCCGCATGTTGTTCGACGAGTGGCCCGAAGGACCGGAGGGATACGTCAACGTCAAGCTGGAGCTCCAGCCCTGCGGCATCCTGGACTTCATGGAGAAGTAGCGTGTGCGAGAAGGGCCCCGTCGATCTCGGGGCCTACGACCAGGGTGACCCGGAGTGCGCTTCCTGCCAGTCGGCAGCCGAGTGCCTCCGGGTCCAGGAGGAGATCGATAAGGAGGGAAAGTGTTTAACACAATACCTGTGAGCTGCGTCGCAGACACGTTGCTCTCGGCATACCAATGCCGCTCGGAGATAGTGCCCTGCCTCATTGGTGCGCCCGGCATCGGGAAGACGCAGGGTATCGAGGAGCTGGCTGAGAGGTTGAACGTCAAGCTCGTCACGTTCATCCTCAGCAACACCATCCCGAGCGAGGTCTCCGGCATCCGCATGCCGGATAACGAGACCAAGAAGCTGGAGGTGTTCGACGACAGCAGGATGGCCAGCCTCAGGGATGGCGACATCCTGTTCTTCGACGAGCTGCTCGAGGCGCCGAGGGAGCTGTGGTCTGCATGCCTGACGCTGATCCAATCGAGGATCATGGCATCCGGCAGGCCGTTGCCAGATGTGTTCATCGTGGCAGCCAGCAATCCGCTGGCCAGTCCCATGGCGATACCCGCATCGGTGCGGGATAGGTTCCAGTTCCTCGAGGTCGAGTTCGATTCCGATAGCTGGGCAGCATGGTTCGAGGCCAAGTACGGCAAGCGCCCGGGCGGCGGTATCCTAAGCAACATCTCCGACACCTCTGCGGATTACAACATCTTCACGCCGAGGCGAGTCGAGAAGCTGTGCAAATGGTATTGCATGGCGGAGGATAAGGACGTCGTGTACAGAGCCATCCATGCCATGTTCGGCACCGGCATCGCCAAGGCCATCAAGGAGCTGTGCGAGGTCGGCAAGCCGTTCAAGGATGCGCTGTCCGAGGCGCTCGAGGACATGGGCATAGTAGCCGAGATCGGAGATATCGGCATGTCGAGCATTCTCGCCAAGCTCCAGGCGATGGATAACTGGCCCGAGATCGAGGCCAAGCTGGCGGGCATGGAGTACAGCGACGAGGTCAAGTACATAATGTAGGAAGGAGGTAACAGTGAAGCTGTTCAAGATTCCGGGTGTGAACCTCCCGGAGATCTACCTGGCCGAGGACAAGGAGCAGGCCAGGCTGGCTAGGAAGCACGGGCTTCCGTGGATCAAGCTCCCACGTGGATGGACTGTGGAGATGCTGGCCAAGGCGTTTCTCTACAACTGGCTGTGCCGTGAGTTCCCGGCCATCGATTGGAACGATGTGCTCGGTATCGACGATCCGAAGCACAAAGCGGAGATCGCCACGAGGATCACGGTCCACGTCCCGTATACCCGTGACGTTGGAGACGGCATCGGCAAAGGCATCGACGGCAGCATGGACGTGACCGAGGGAGGCTACCGTGAGACCGTTAACGGTGGTTCCATGCAGGACGTGGACTTCGGCAAGGTCGACCTCATGCAGTACGTCGGCACCGAATGGGAGCACGACGTCAACATGGTCGGTCTTCAGAGCATCGGCATCATGCCGACGTTCATGGCCGACATCGCCACGGCCATCAGGAAGAACCTCATGTCGGTGGCATGGATGGACGGCTGGAACAAGAAGCTCGGTGCCCCGCTTGGCAAGCCGGGGTATGCGTCGCAGGCACCGAACCTCATGGTGTTGGACGTGTCCGGCAGCATCCCTGGTGGCGTGGCCCTCACGATGGTCAAGCTCATCGACACGCTGAGGGAGCAGGCCGATGCCGACCTCATCATTACGGGCAAGCGCTCGTGGTGGTATCCCATCGGCTCAGAGCTGCCGTCGCCTGATGAGCTGGCCGGCATGATCGGCGGCGCCAACGAGGTCATCGAGTTCCAGAAGATACTCGAGGACAACGTGTACGGCAAGCACTGGGGCAACCTCGTGGTCTTCGGTGACAACGATGCCCCGAGCGACGAGAGGTTTCGGAGCAGTCACGATCCCAACGAAAGAGATGCCGCCGGTAAGACAAGGGACATCATGTCATCAGGCACCGTCTTCGATAACGTGCTCGCGTTTCATACCGGCTGCGGCGACAAGCTGCCCGGGTACGGCAAGTTCGCCAGGCTCGCATCTCCGAACGTGCCGATCCAATATTCCCATGACTGGGTCAGGGATATGAACCCCAGCTATAGAAGGTTCGGTTCGAGATGGGTACGACGATGATCGAGGTACCCGACGGCTCGCTGTACTTCTGGTGTTACACGCAGGGCCTGAAGCACATCCCGTTCAGCGAGATGTACACGGCGATCAGATCGGCTGGCAAGGACCTGCGTCCGAAGGACATCCAGAACTATTGGAACGGCTGGTACCGCAGCGACCTGTACGGCGGCGAGGACTCCGTGTGGGTCGTCAGGTCCAGGACGTACGAGAAGCCGGGGCTCCTGCCGCTGCTCGAGTATCGCATGATGCCGATCCAGTACATGGGCAACATGGTCGAGGAGCGCTGGGTCCCGTGCAACAAGGACAACAAGCCCATGGTCAAGTGGGGCCAGGGCTGCATGTCGCTGGTCGACGCCAGCAGCTGGCCCAACCAGGTCTACCTGGCCGAGAACAACCGTGGCTGCTCGAGGATCATCATCGATTGCGACGGTGACCACGGCGACAAGCTGGACCTTGAGACCATCCTGTTCCTCGCCAGGTATATCCCGAAGACGCATGTCCTGTATAAGGACAAGATGGTCACGGATTATCCGGGCTACGAGGCTAGCGGTATATCGGACCCAGCGTCCTTCCACCTGAGCTTCATGGTGGACAGGATCATACCGACGATGCACTTCCCGAAGGCCGGGATCGACATCATCGGCAACAAGGAGAACACCCTGCGCTACCTCAAGACCAAGTCGTGGAACGGCAGGCAGCCGGTCCATCTGGACGAGGAGACGTGGGATGAAATACGGGGTTACATAAAGCTCCGTGAAAGGAGGTAGCAATGCCCAAGGGCATGAGCTTCCTTGACATGCTGAACGCGGCTGCGGCTGCGGACACCATGACCAAGGATGAGTTCGGCCGCATCATGCACGACGACGATGCGACCGAGGAGGAGAAGCAGGAGGCCCTCCGCATGATGGAGGATGCCGGCGGCTACGAGAACCTGGCGGATTAGGAGGCGGCTATGGGAAGGAAGACCGAGGCCATCCGCAAGGTGCAGGCCATCCTGAAGGAGACCGGAATCGACGGATGCATCACCGGCAGCTCCATGCTTGACGCCGACTTCGACCTGTGGGACGAGCAGCCCGACGTCGATGTGTTCGTGTACGACCAAGCTGGCCTGGTGAACCTGGCCGACATGCTCGAGTACAGGTATGGGCTGATGCCCGCCACTCCGGGCGAGGAGTGGAAGCTCAACCGCATCCGCACCCGTGGCATGCAGCGCAACGCAGCGCTCTCGACCGTGAAGCTGAAGGTCCCGGTGGACGATGTCGTGGTCAACGTCACGTGGAAGAAGGGCAAGAACACCATGGCATCCGTGCTGTCCTCGTTCGACATGAGCATCATCATGATCGGCTGGGATATCAAGCACGGGTTCGGCCAGGACCTGAGGACCGGGAAGTCGGCCGGCATCTTCGACGACGTCAACCATCTGTGGTCCGACGACCCGACGGTCGCCGTGCCCAACCCGCTGCGCGACCAGGACGTCGACATGTATGGCACCGAGATGTGGGTCCGCCAGTTCGACCGTGTGATAAAATATTGGAAGCGCGGGTACGACACCAGGAAGATGGCCGAGTTCTACATCCGGCTCATCACGCAGGTGATCGAGAATGGGAAGCTCTTCCAAAGCGAGAAGGCGGATGCAGCCTTCACCATGTTCGTGACGACCTACGAGCCGTTGCGCGACAAGATGGTCGCATGGCTCGAGGACAAGAAGGAGGTGTAGCATGGCTGATACCATGTGCAAGATCGAGGATGGGTGGGTCACCATCCTGCTCGAGGACGACAACCGGGTTCCGCATTGGGTCATCGTGTCGCACGTCGACGACGCACAGACCGATAACATGGACCTCGTCAAGGAGTGGGGCACCTGGCTCGCAGGCGAGATGGAGCAGCCGTTCGGAACGGCCGGACAGCGCAACACCGCAGCCGTCAACGTGAGCATCCTGCTCCGCGCGCTCGGCATCAAGACCCCGTCCAAGTGGGTCAACGATGTGGATAACGATTTCTGCAACGAGTTCGACTCGCCGCTCATCAGAGCGGTCGACGACGGCCCGCTCCTCGAGGCGTTCGATAGGGTCGACCTCTACCTTGACCGTTGGGATGACGGCAAGGGAGGGATCATCAAGTACATGTTGGACTAGCCATTAGAGACAGGAGGAAAATAAAATGGCGAATCCCTTCATCATCGGCAACAGCAGCAACGTCTGGAACTACAGCGACGACACCAAGGAGAACTACAGCGAGCAGCTGTCGGGCACCGTGGTGGAGATCGCGTACGTCCAGGCCCGGAACTTCCAGACCAAGGAGCCGGAGTTCTGGCCGGACGGGAACCCGAAGTGCAACTTCCGGTTCACCATCGCCGACCTGGCGGGCAACGAGTTCGCCTGGTTCGTGAGCAGCAACAAGAAGAGCGCGGGCCTCATGGCGGTCATGGACGCGCTCGACCCGGCGCGCAGCGACAACTCGCCCGTGGACATCAGCAAGGCGCTGGGCAAACTCGTGACCATCTCGACCAAGCCGGGCAGCTACAACGCCAAGCGACCGAGGCCCTGGTGGTTCCGGATCGCCGGCGAGGGCGACCAGTCCAAGGTGCGCGGAGTCGTCGACGAGGTCCACGCCGCCAAGAAGGAGCAGGTCGATTACGATGCGCAGGCCGCGTACGCTGCCGCAGCTTCCGCCATGCTCCGGGAGAAGCAGGAGGAGCGCATGCAGCAGCAGGCTCCGGCTCCCGCTCCGAGCCCGTACAGCGAGGAGGAGATCCCGTTCTAGGATCGGGACGATAGGTTCAACCATATATCCGGGGGCCGGTGGCCCGGTCCCCGGGGAAGGAGAAACGATCATGAAGCTCATCTTCAAGAACAACTGTCACTACGAGAAGGGCTATGTCATCGAGTTCATCGAGGTCGTCGGCCTCCCGTTGGCCGTGAGCCTCCAGCTCAACAGGCTCGAGGGCATGCTCCAGCGCGCGCGCTACCTGAACGCTCAGCCGAAGTACCAGCCGGTGCCGAGCCTCGAGGGCTTCAAGAAGGAGTCCGAGCGTCCGGAGTACCCGATCGACGTCAAGGTCGACACGCCCGTGCTCGACGACAAGATCGAGGAGAGCCTGGCCATCTGCCACGAGATCAAGCTGATGCACGAGGGCGCCGGGTTCGCCGAGCTGGCCAAGACGTTCAACGACCTGTTCGAGTTCGTCAACGATGACAGCTTCATCGAGCATAAGGTGCCCGTGCGCCTGGACCTGCCGACCGTCGGCAACCCGCTCAAGCTCGACGAGGAGACGCTCATCGGCTACCTCCGCGAGATCTACGATGTCGACGCCATCGACGTGGAGAAGGGCGATTGCGATGGCGACCTCTAGGATGGACTGGTACCATGAGGTCGACGAGGGCTGGCTGATCGCCCGCAAGGGCGTGCTCACGGCCACGGAGATCTCGAAGCTGGTCTCTCCGTACAAGCGGTTCCCGAAGAAGCGCGTGGAGGCGGGGGAGGTTAACCCCGCCTTCGCCGCCCTTTGGGGCGAGAAGACCAGCGACTGGCCGGTCGACGTGACGAGCTACGGCGCAGCAGCCAGGGGCCATGTCATGGAGCCGTATGCCGTGGACGAATACTCCAGGATCACCGGGCTCGACATGTTCCACTGGGACGACTGCCTGCTCTGCAACGGCGCGATCGGCTTCAGCCCGGACGGGCTCGACGTGCATCCGACGTGCACTGATGTGAACTTGACTGTGGGAACCGATGGCCTGTACGCCGAGGATGGCCTCGCATGCGAGCTGCCGACCAGGATGCTGGAGGTCAAGTCGTTCGAGCCGGCCTCGCACATGAAGGCGATCGTGACGCCGAAGTACGAGCGCGACCAGCTCATGCAGCTGGCGGTGGCGTTCCATGTCCTGCCTTCCCTGGATGAGGCGACGCTCATGTTCTTCTGCCCTCCTGCCAGGATACCGATCTTCCTCGAGACCTACACCAGGGACAGCCTGTCCGCCATGATAGACCTCGTGGACGAGATCGTCGTGGAGTACAACCGGACCAACGTGGCGATGATGAAGATGGCTACGTGCATGCCGTCGACCAAGGCGAACGAGATGGAGATCTGGCGCGAGCACATGGACACCAGGCTCGCATAGGGAGGAGGTATTGGATGGCAGACAACAAGCTCGACAAGGTGAACGATGTCAAGTCGCTCGATGCCGAGAGCGCTATCGAGCTGAACGCATATGTGGTGGACACGACGCATGCGATCAACGAGGCATGCAATGAAATCGATGTCCTCACCCGCAGCATGAGGAACCTCGGCGAGGCCAAGAGCAGGTACGACCTGAAGGTCAAGAAGTTGAGGAACCAGTACGCCGACATCGCACCGAAATTGTAGGCATCTACCAGGGGGCATCGGGGAGACCCGGTGCCCCCGGCTTAGGAGGTAACATGGATGCGATAACCGCATACCAGGCGAGGAACAGGGTAGCGCCCTGGATCGGCATCGGGGCCAAGGGCCAGTGGGACGATTACCATGAGGCCCTGCATGCCGGCGGGCTGGACTTCACGGTCTACCCGAGGGACGTGTATTGGAACAAGCCGGACGGGTTCACGCTGGACGAGATGGCGGCATCGTCTGATCCGAACGCCTTCACCGGGTACCCGTCGTACATGGAGAACGTGGACCTGGTGGCCAACGTTCGAGGCGATACGAACAACCTGCTGGGCGTGGTTACCCCGAGGTACAGGATCGTCCAGAACGAGAGGGCGTTCAAGATCATGGAGCAGGTCATCGCCGCCGGCGGGATCATCACCAATGCCGGCATGACCGAGCAGGGCCTGTGCTTCATGGTCGCCCGCATGTCCAAGCTGGGCATCGATGGCGACATGTACGAGATGAACGTGATGGCGACGAACAGCTTCAACGGTGCGTTCCCGCTGGCGCTCATCATCACGCCGGTGAGGATCATCTGCCAGAACATGTACCGTGGGCTCATGGGCCAGGCCGACAACGTGGTGCGCATGCGCCATGAGACGAATGTCTGCGACAGGCTCGACATGCAGTACGATATCATGGGCAGGCTCAACAGCTACGGCGTGGACTTCAACGCCAAGGTGCTCAGGCTCGCCGATGCGACCATGGTGGCGGGCGATTACCAGAGGCTGCTCGAGATGCTGTTCCCGTATCCGAAGCCCGGAGGGGCGAGGGAGCAGACGTCGATCGCCAGGATCGAGTCCATGCGCGAGGAGTTCACGCGCGACTACTACAACGTGGCAGACAACATGCATTACGTCGGCACCGCGTTCGGGTTCGTCAACGCCTACATGGATTGGCTGAGCCATGCCGGGAACACCAAGCGCACCGCCGGGAGCTGGCAGGACAAGCGCCTGAGCAAGCTCGTGTCCGGCGACCTGATCAAGCACAACGTCATCAGCGAGTGCATGAAGCTCGCATGAGGAGGTAAAGATGAAGAAGTTCCATGTCAAGGTCAAGTACGTCGAGGAGGTCCTCGGGACCTCTCCCAACAACAAGGAGCTGCACTCCGAGTACATCGCCTCGAAGGCACCGGACGCCGCAAGCCGCGAGGAGGAGATCGCGGCCCTCGGCGCCGACGTGGTCGAGGAGAAGGGCATGACCGTCTTCCCGAGGGACGACGACGGCAACCCGTTCCTCTGGGATTACCAGTGGAAGGGGTTCTTCAAGGATGCCTGCGGCATGCTCCGCAAGGCCGATGGCTCCAAGAGCGCCGGACTCCGCGCATACAAGAAGGAGATCGACGGCCTGCTGTTCGTCGAGCCCAGGAAGATCGTGCTCGACCTGCCCGAGGGCGGCGAGATGGGCGAGCGCCAGCGTCCGCTCCGTGCGCAAACCCCGCAGGGCGAGAGGGTAGCGCTTGCCCACAGCGAGACCGTCCCAGCAGGCACCACGCAGGAGTTCGACATCGTGATCCTGAAGGACGCGCTGCTGCCCATCGTGGCCGAGTGGCTCCAGTACGGTGTGCTGCGCGGCATCGGACAGTGGCGCAATTCCGGCTGCGGCCGTTTCGAGTTCGCGATCACCGACGAGAACGGGAACAAGCTGTTCGGCAACCTCAGCTAGGGCGAAGCCCGGCATCGCATGGGAGTTGCTTTGCACCGCTGTGGAGTGGCAAAGCGTAGCAGCGAACGGCAGAACGGGGCAGCGGAATGGCAAAGCGAGGCAGGGCGGCGAAGAGGATATGCGACGCAAAGTACCGCGATGGCGGAGATCGCAAGGCTAGGGCAAAGCGTGGTACAGCTATGGCGGAGCGCTGAGCAGATTCGCACTGCAATGGAGGGGCCTAGCACAGCTGCGGAAAAGCTGCACATCGCAATGGAGTTGCAGAGCGTCGCCGAGGAATGGCTAGGTAAAGCCTTGCGGCGGAATGGCTTAGATATGCTGAGGAAAGGCGAGGCGATTCTGAGCGGCGGCATGGCTCGGATTTGCCAGGGAGTGGCTTGGTAATGCGTGGCGGTGGCAATCATTGCATTGAATGGCCATGGCTTGGCTCGGTGCTGCATCGCAAAGCAGATGAGAAGCACGGCTTTGATGCGCGAAGCATGAGCACTGCCATGCAAGGCAATGGACAAGTACTGCTACGCGAAGCAGGGGAGGGGCGTGGAGTTGCACTGCAGTGGCGGGGCCATGAATGGCTATGGCAAAGCTAAGCAGCGATTAGCAAAGGCATTGCATCGCAGAGACTTGCAATGGCATCGATCAGAATAGCCAAGCACCGCAATGGATCAGCTGAGCGTTGCTCTGACTAGTATGGTGTAGCTGCGTATTACATTTAGAGACAAGGAGGTAGATCATGGATGATGCTGTCATCTTGAAAGCGTTCAAATGCGTGAAGAGGTTCATCACGCAGAACGGCAACACGATTATCGAAGACATCGCGAACGAGCATGGAGACGACTACATCGTGTATTACGACAACGATGAGGACGAGATGGTGATCGCCAAGATCCGTATCACCGATGGCGAGTTTCCGGAGGAGGCGTTCAGCAGGAAGAAGTTCGAGGCTATTGCCGCGGAGTATCTCTCCAACCTTGACAAGGCGATCGACGCTAAGATCCGCGGAGACGTCATAGACGTGCGCATCATCAACGAAGACCGTGGTTTCCTAAGGCATCATAAGCGCTTCGTCTAAAGATTGAATCATCCATGAAAAGATCCCCGCTGCCTTTTGGTGGCGGGGTTCTTTTTTTTAACATGGTCTTTTTTTTATCATTGGCCTATGGTATCATTATCATCATGGTATGGTCATCATATAGTGAAAGGAGACCTTATGGCATATCGCAATAAGGACGATACCATCAGGGAGGCGAAGCGGCTAGGAATCGATGTCGAGGGCATGGATTGGCCCACGATGCAGAAGGAGGTCGGCAACGCCCTGAAGGCCGAGGAGATGAAGAAGATCCTCGGGAAGGATCGCAAGGAGATGGACGAGAACATGAAGGCGCTGCTCCCGTACCTCGGGTATACGGTGGAGATCGCGCCTGAGCTCAGCCCCGATCCCAACAGGCTCATCAGGTATCTCCAGGACATCGGCGACGACATCATGATCGAGGAGAAGACGTTCTCCGCAGGCAACGTCAATGATTCCGAGTACCGTGCGAGCAGGGATTACACGACCGGCACTTTCCGCATCCTCGGCAAGAGCGGGCAGCGCACCATCGCAGAGTGCTCCATCCCGAAGGAGAACGCCGGTGCGAGGTACAGGTTCACGACCGACTGGTTCCCTGTGCTCAGGTACATGGGGCGTCAGGGATACCCGATGAGGGCGTATGCCGGCCATCCGGGATTCAAGGACCTGCTGATGCAGTGCGGCTACTGGAGCGAATACAAGGACAAGCTCAGGGACGAGCCCAACGTGTTCTACCTGACCGGGCGGCTCTGCGTAGACATCGACGTTGCGCATAGCATCATGCGCGACATCATGCGCAAGGAGAGGATCAAGAAGGAGAGAGGGGAGACGTTCTGATGGCGGCTTTGACTGACGAGCAGAGGAGGGTCCTGAACAGGCTCTTCGAGATGAACAGCTTCAGCACGACCTGGAACACGATCGACCAGGTGTACAGGCAGCACGGGATGGGCGATAGGATGGACGACCAGGAGCGCATCGCCGAGTACACGTACATCAACCAGCAGCTCCGCAAGTACATAAGCTCGGCGGAGGGCACCGTGCTCTCGCATGGAGCCGACCTCGACGGCATGAAGGCCGAGGTGGAGAACCTGATCTCCACGGCTCCCGAGTACGCCGACACGCGCAAGCAGCTGATGTACAACTTCGTTCGCGACATCTGGCTCCTTGACCTGTACACCGGGATCATGTGGGCGGCCAACGGAGGCGACGATGACGGGACGGAGGTCGAGTGATGGATGGGCAGAGCAGCAGCGCGCCTGAGCCGCAGGATATCGCTCAGGCTTTCCAGATGCTTAGAACGGGAAACCAGGAGCCAGCTGAAGCTGATGAGCCGGGAGGCGAGCCTGTCGTCCAGGATGCAGGAGCAGGGCCTGACGGAGGAGCAGAGCCGGAACCTGAGGCTGGAGCAGTCGAGGCTGGAGTCGCTGATGTCGGAGTCGGTGCTGGCGGGGATGACGGAACGGGAGCTGGAGGATCTGCAGTTGACCCTGCGTCGGTTGATTACAGCTCTTCGAGGGACGGCCTGATCCGCAACATCCAGCAGCAGGCGGTCCGTGAGATAGCGGACGAGTTCAAGAAGCACGGTGTGAAGACCATGAGCATGTCGGACATCTACCGGCGTGACGAGGACGGCACCGTGCACTTCGACAACCCGGACAACCCGAGGGCCGAGTTCCAGTCGAGGGCGGAGGCCCAGGCTTGGATCGACTCCATGAACAAGGAGATCGCGAAGACATTCAACGACGAGGTCCGCAAGAAGACGCAGGAGCTGTACAACCAGGCCCAGCCGGCCATCATGCTCCTCGAGTTCGCACCTACCTACGACGCCATGGACGATGACATCAAGGCAGTGTTCAACGACCTGGTTGAGCCGTACTCGGTGTACAACGCCAACGGCGACATCGTGGGGTTCTCGTGCAACCTGAACAAGATGGCCGTGCAGGCGCAGAACATCGCGAGCAGGTTCGGAAGGCAGCAGGGAACGCAGCAGGATAATGCCTCTGTGAGCGTCTCCAAGGACCAGGGACCGGCACTTGACATCAAGACCGGAAGTGGACAGCAGGGCGCGGATGAAACCGAGCCCAAGACCGTGGAGGAAGCGATGGCTCTCCTCCAGAAACAGAGGAGGCAGAATGGCTAGGAAGAGCGCGGCCAAGGTGAAGGTGGCCGACCAGCAGTTCAAGGGCGAGCTGTCGCCGATCGAGGAGGTGTTCGAGGATGCGAAGGCCATGTTCGTCCTGACGGTCGAGACCCAGGTGACCACGGCCAAGCGGGTCGACAACCTCATGAACATCAGGGACTTCTGCGACAAGTTCTGGAAGGGCGACGACGGGCACGACGACCTCGCGTACTACAAGAGGATGCAGGAGCTGTCCGTCGCCACGTACGAGAAGGTCAAGGAAGCTGCCGAGACCTTCGAGCTGGAGGAGTTCCTGAAGGACGAGATCAAGGATTACTTCGCCGACATCATCCCGCCGGTTGGTTCCATCTCCACGCTCCAGGAGCTGTGCGAGGCGGCGCTCGTGTTCATGAGCGTCCAGCCCTACGGCGGCAAGCTGATCCAGCTGCACAGGCTGATCCAGGACGAGAAGGCGAAGAGGGAGCAGTAGCATGGAGAAGTTGATCCAGGTACCGAGGTACTACCGGCCCTATCCTCACCAGGCTGCCGCCTGGAAGCGGAGGGCGACCGGCAAGTACAACTACTATGTGAAGCTATGGGGCAGGCAGCTGGGCAAGGATACCGACGACATCCAGAACTGCCTCAACGCCGCATGGCTGAACCCCGGGACGCAGTCGGCGTACATCGGCCTGGACAACGTCTGGATCACGAACAACATCTTCAAGAAGTACATCGACGGCCGGACGCACTGGGAGGACTATCCGCCCAACCTCATCGAGGTCAAGGACACGCAGAAGGAGGTCTACATGGCCAACCAGCCCGAGGGCATGGCCCCGGCCAGGATCAAGTTCATAGGCTTCCTGAACGACCAGGCGATCATCGGCTCGTCGTACGACAGGTTCTACATCTCCGAGGCGAGCCTGTACCCGCGCAACGCATTCCAGTACATAGAGCCGATTTGGGATCGCAAGCTACAGATGGGGCTGCCGCTGAGCGTCAACTTCAACGGCACCCCGCGCGGGATGAAGAACGTGTTCTACGAGCTGCTCCGGATCTACACCGGATGCGACGATCCGGACGATTTCCCCGGCGAGCACGGCAACTGCTACGTAGATAAAGTGACCATCGCCGATGCTATGATCCCCGACGGCGAGGGCGGTTACAAGCACATGTACACCGAGGACGAGATAGAGGCGCTCAGGGCAAGGTACATCCGGGCCTACGGGAACGACGCGCTGTTCAGGCAGGAGCATTTCTGCGACTTCACCGTCGTGAACGCGGGCCTGGTGTACCGGGCCATAGAGCAGCTGGTGAACGAGAAGCGGTACTGCCCGCTGAACATCGACAGCTCCAAGCCCGTGTACGTGGCGTTCGACATCGCCTCCAAAGGCAAGGAGTCCGACAGCACCGCAGCCATCATCTTCCAGTATTACAACGGGAGGATGCTCATCTACGACATCTTCGAGGCCAGGGGCATCTCGCTCGTGGAGGCCGTGGCCGAGATATCCAAGAGGGATTACTTCCACCTCATCAGATGGGGCATATTGCCATGGGACTCCGAGAGGTCGGCATCGAGCAAGACGCCGATCGAGGAGGCGCAGGCCATGTTCCCCAAGATCAACTGGCATGCGCTCGAGAAGGAGCGAGTGGACAGGGGAATCCAGCTGGTGAGGGAGCAGCTCCCCAACATGGTCATCAACTCGAACAGATGCGAGTGGCTGCTCGAGTGCTTCAACAACTACGAGTACCGGAGGCTCGAGAAGGCCGACGACTGGAGCGCGAAGCCCATGCACGGCAAGTGGTCGCATATGATGGACGCACTCAGGTATGCGGCCATGGGCATAAGCGAGATGGCCTACTTCAAGCTGAACGACGAGGGCGGGGAGGACCTGGACTGGAACCAGAGCTACGCCGGTTTCTACGACGCTTCCGAGAGGCCGAAGTGGGACAAGCCCTATCCCGAGCATTGGGTCAAGAGGGAGAGGAGGTCATCCGGTGGCGTCATATATTACGGGTGACGATTGGACGTTCGATCTGAGCGGCGCGCCTGAGAAGCCGGAGCCCGCCGTCGATCCATACGCCATGCCATGGGTCACGGACTACAGGGCATGGGAGCAGTACCAGAACCCCGTCGTGTACGAGGTCGACTGTCTCATCAGGGGATGGGTCGAGGCATGCTCCAGGAACGCCGAATGGGCGAGGAGCTATAAGAAGCGCAGGTATACCATGGGCATGGTGATGGAGCAGGCTTTCGGGAGGAAGTGGGACCACAAGGAGGACTCGAAGAGGGTCCATGTGATCAAGAAGGTCCTGTCCTATTATTCCAGCAGGATACAGAAGGAAGCGTACATCGGCGGCAAGCATGTCAGGAAGACCGTCTACACCGTGGCCCCGAGCAGGCTGAAGAAGCCGCCGTACTCCCTGAGGCTGAGGCTGGAATGGCTGGCCGAGAAAGGCGAGGTCCCGACGCCGAGGAACATGAGGCTCCCGGAGGATGATCTGGAGATCGGCCATGCGAGGAACCCGAGAACCGATGCCAACATGGAGCGCAGGCGGGAGCAGGCCAGGGAGAAGTACAACAAGAGGTACAACCGGAAGGAGAGGAAATGAGGAAGATCATCGCAGCGGCGGCGATAGCCGCCGTGCTCCTGATGCTCGCCGGGTGCTCGCAGCCCGAGCCGCAGCAGCCCGAGGAGCTGGAGGTGACCGAGGTGAAGATGGTGCCGGTGATCGTGGAGTACGAGCCGGAGCCGGAGCCCGAGGTCTCCTACGAGGAGGAATACTACTACGAGGAGGAGGTCTACTACTACGAACCCGAGGTCTACTACGAGCCGGAACCCGTGGACGATGGCTCAGTGCCGAACCTCAAGCGTGATGGCAGGGTGTACGCCGATGGCTCCGAGTGGACCTGGTACAGCCAGAATGTTCTTCCCGGCAACGGGCTCACCGACCTGAACAGCAACGGTAGGGCCGTGAGCGATGAGGGCTATGTCGTTGATGGAGACGGGTACATAGCCATAGCCAGCCCGGACGAGAGCTTACCGATCGGAACCGAGATCGATACGCCCTGGGGGCCGGGGCGGATCTACGACTACAACGACGGCAGCAGCTACGATGTATATACCGATTGGTAGTAGGGAGGCACATGATGGCGAATAACAGGCTTTATCTCTGCGAAGTAGATGACGATGGAAAGATCGTCGATCTCGCCAAGATAGCGAAGAACAGCGGCGAAGGATGGTACTTCTTCGGCAGCATCGAAAGAATCAACGAGCTGTTCGGCAACGCCTTCGTGCATGGGCATGGGATCTCCCTGGTTGATGAGTACAACGACGAGCCGATGGGTATCGTCTACAACGGATGGTGAGGAGGCAGACTGATGGATCTTCGAGAATACCACGCTGAGCGCATAGAGTACATCATCGGTTGGGACGAGAACCTTGTTATCGACACGTTTTCAAAAAACAGCTTGTGCGAGCGGGTCATTCGCTGCCGTGATTGCAAGTTCTGTCATAAAAACTACTGCGAGAAACGGGTAAGCCCGACAGTCAGCCCGTCTGAAATTTACTGGATACCAGTTGAGCCTGACGGTTTCTGCAAATGGGGAGAGAGGAAAGAGGAGGATAAAGATGAGTAATACCAGGCCGTGCCCTTTCTGCAAGGGCGAGAGACATCAGGTCAAGACCGTATGGCAGACATACAAGTTCGTGGCCTGCTTGAACTGCAAGGCCGGAGGCCCGGTCAGGAAGACCGAGGAGGAGGCCATCGAGGCATGGAATGAAAGGGACGACCAGCTCGAGATGGATCTAGGATTGTCATGAGCGCGCAGATCACCGACATAATCCCGATAGTCGACGATGACCCTACGATGGACGGCTACCTGACCAACGTGTGCATCACGCGCACTATGGGACAGGTAGTCCACAACAGGGAGTACGCTACCGACGTCAAAGCGTATACGGTGAACTCGCTGATATACAACGCCGTGTTCGAGGCCGACGTCGACCTGATCAAGACGATAATCCGAAGGGTCGACGGCCTCGTGCCGGACGAGGACGAGAGGGGCGGCTATGCCAACATACTAGGCGATGCGCTGGAGGACGTGCTGGCATACGACCAGAAGGAGATGATGGTTCTCACTCCAGATGATCCGGTCATCATAGCGATAGCGAAGGTGCTGGTGTACAAGGCTACGATGCTGGCTGGGACCAACCAGATGCTCCGCAAGGAGAGGAACACCGCAGCACAGATAATCCTCGAGCGCACAGGAGGCAGGAAGGTCGGCCCCACGAGGCTCCTCGTCGAGACGGTTTACGTGGAGCCCGATTGGATGAAGGATGATGCAGATGGGCAGGATGAGCAGGAACAAGGGGAAGAAGGGCGAGCGTGAGGTCGCCAGCTTGTTGAGGGAGCATGGTTATGAAGACGCAAGGAGAGGTATGCAGTTTAAAGGATCTCCCGATAGTCCCGACGTTACCGGGCTGCCTGGATTCCATATCGAAGTCAAGCGAACCGAGCAATGCAGGCTATATGACTATCTTGCTCAGGCAAGCGATGAATCGGGGATCGACGAGATACCCGTCGTATTCCACCGACAGAACAACCGGGAATGGGTTGCTATATTGTCCGCCGACGACTTCCTGGAAGTGGTGAAGCTTTATGCAGATAACCGTAGGTGACTACATCATCAGGCCGTATCAGAACGGGCTGTGCTGGACGATCGACAAGTGGGAGGATACCGAGAAGAAAGATGGGAGCGTGGCGAGGGAGCTGAAGAACATCGGCAAGTTCCCGTCATCCCTCGAAAGCGCGATCAACCTGGTGTCCGAGATGCTCCTCATGGACTCCAGCATCGAGGTGGTCCATAGGTTCAACGAGGCGGCAGATGAGGTTAGGGCCTTTAAGGAACGTATCGCCAAGGAGATAACCGTAGCAACCATGACGTCCAGAAAACGGAAGTGAAGGCAGGGCCCTCTCGCTGGAGGTGTGGCGAGGGGGCCCAGAGGAATGGAGGCCGGCGGCTGTCACGGGTATGGGAAGGAGAGCGCCGCCGTATCCAGATTGTATCACGTGACGATCGCATCTATCAAGTCATCGTATCCGCGGATTAGGTTGTTATAGTTGTCGAGGTAATGGTGGTCGTCGGTGCGCCCGCCGTGCCTGTTGGCGTAGGAGGCGTGGTCGTCGAAGCCGTACATCGTGGCGATCCTGTTGGATTCGACGTAGACCTTGGCGTTGATCGACACGAGCCTGAACCTGGCCTTGCCCTTGATCCTGATCCTGTAGCTCTGGACGATCATACCGACCATGATGTGCTCGGTGTACTCCCTGTACAGCACGTTGCTCGACGTGCCATCGGGCGGGTGGTTCGCCCTATCCAGCGTCTTCTCGATCTTGAACGCCCTGCCGTAATAGTCCTCGCCCTCCACGGTCACCTGTGCCGTGCCGATGAAGTAGTCGAACCTGAGCTCCAGCTGGTGCAGGTGGTGGAACCCCTGGATCGGCATCCTAGCCGCGATCTCGCCGGTCTCGACAAGCACGTCGAAACTCGGGGCCACCCTGTTCTGGTCGCGTCCGGCAGTCGGGTACAACCAGATCGCCTGCTCGGTGATGACGCCGAGGCCCTCGGGCTTCTCGTCTGAGTCGAGGGAGAACAGGTGGATGATCTTGTCGGTATCCTGGGACACGTCCTGCGGGATTCCGTACTCGTTGATATCCGGCTCCACGTTCGAGATCGTCTCGTCATGGGTGAACGTGTACCATGCCTTCTTCTCGATGTCGTACACGAGAATGACCTGGTCCAGCTTGTTCCCGCTCGGCTGATGCAGGCACAGGTAGATGACCGAGTCGATGCAGACCATCCGGCAATCCTTGAGCCTGCTGCCGAGGAGGTCGGTGAACACCGGCTGGATGACGTTGGAGACGTTCTGGTTCTTCATCTGGTTGTTGTACTCCATCGCCATGGTGGTAAGCATGAGGCCGTAGCGGGACACGGAGTACAGGCCGTCGTCGTACACGCCATACCCCCATCTGGAATTGCAGCCCACGACGTTGCTGACCTCCTCGTACATATAGCCCTTGGAGCCGTTCTCGTTGGTGATCATGAGGTTGGTCTCCACGAGATTGAATCTCTTGACCATCCCGGTGTTCGGGTTGCCGCACATGATCGTCACGATGTTGGCGCCCTGCGAGGTCTTCCACTTCGCGGTACCCTTGATGTCAAGCCCGCTGCCGGGCTCGATATCGATCCATCCTCCGCCGTATCCCCGTGCGATAGACAGCTCCGCACCGGGGGCTCCGCCGATGTATAGACGGTACGGCTTGTCCGGGTTGCCCCAGAAGTACAGCTTGCTGTCATGGATGTTGAAGTAGGCGGCGGGGACTCCTTTGGTCGAGTTCTCCTGCGGGAGGTCATGGTCCCTGAGATCCCAGTCGTCGATATCGTCGAGGGAGCCGAGGTACCTGACGCGCCATGCTTTCCCGGCATTATGCTGCCCTGCTTCCGGCGGCGCGATCTCCGCATGTCCCGAGAACGCCTTGTTCTGCTCGTTGTTGATCGAGATGTACACGTCGACGCCGGTGATCGAATCGACCATCTCGTCCGTCCAATCAGGATAATCTGCCGTGCCGGGGTCTGGCAAGGTGCCTGAGAACACCATGTAGCCCAGCGACGAGTAGTTCACCGCCATGCCAGTCGTCCATGCCGTCGTATGGTCCGGGCAGGCTAGCGTCATGCCGACGTCGTTCGTGTAGATGTACGTGGCATCGATGCGCTCGGTAGACTCGGGAGTCTGCGTCGGGGACACGATGATGCTCGAGTCGCTCGAGCTGATGTCGAGGCCGACGGACGGGTCCTTGATGAACGTCGGGGACTTGAGCATGTTGGGCACCGTGGCGCTGCCGTTCTTGTAGCTTATCGAGACGCCCTTCTCGTATCTCGTGATGCCGGTATCGTACTCGACCTTGGTGCTCCACTTCTCCTTGAAATCGCCGATGAACATCTCGCCCTCGTACTTCTTCGAGGTCTGCTGGGTGTCATCGACGCCATGCCTGGCGAGGGCGATGAACTTCTCCTCGTAGATGCCGATCTCGGTGATTTCGTAGTTGGCGGGGTCGACGCCCTTCTCTGCATCATCGAGCCTGATGAACGTCCAGTTGGATATCATGTTGCCCCACGTCGGGATGGTCGCGTACACGATGTACTCGATGAAGACGCCATCTGGATCGACCGTGTGGATCGTGTCGAACGTCGGCTCATCACCGTATGGGTACCTGACCACGGCGAAGATCCAGCGGTCATGGACATGGACGACGCCGGTGAACTTGGAGTTCTCGGGGGCCGCTGCCACCTGCATGGAGTCCGGCCTGGTCTGGATCGTCATGGAGTCGTCGGTGACCAGGTTGTTCTGGACCATGAGGTAGTTCGGCTTGAGATCCGACTGCCTGTGGTCCCTGAGCCCGGTCTCCAGGGGCGACCACTTCGGGGAGGCGTCCTTGATGTTGATGCCCTGCCAGCCGGTGAACACCTGCATCCTCGGCTCGGCTGCCTGCAGGGCCTCCTTGGTTGCGGTCTTGGTGCTGTTCTTCTTGGCCATGCGGCACCCCTTAGACTATCTCGATGTAACCGGGGATGTCCCACTCCAGGTAATCGGCGTCGGTGGCCGATGCGTCGTTCTGCCTCATGGCCGACAGCAGCCTGACGGCCTGATCCTGTAGGGACTGGATGCGCCCGGAGGCGGGAGGACTCCCCTCGGCATGCCTGGCCGCCGTGGCGAGGATCACGTAGTTCGGATCGGGAACCTCGACCAGCGCCCTCTCCTCGATCTTCGCGCACGGGTTGATCCATTTGCCGTCATTATCGCGTTCATAGGAGATCGCCTGATCCGGGTTCTTGCCCTTGCAGTACGGGGTGCAGATGTGGAACTCCTCGATCCTGCGCTGCACGTCGATAACGGCGATCCGCTTGGACTCGAAGGGATTGAGCCTGCGGTTGAAGGTGATCGTGTTCCCGATGCACACGGCCCTGAGCTTGGGATCGTTGACGTGGATCGCGCCGTTGCTGGTGAACAGGTACTCCTTGCGCCACTGGTTGTCTCCGGCCGAGGCGATGGGAACCTGGATGTAATCCATGACATTGTAATGGCCGTCATCGTACCACTCGTGATTGTGGTGGTGGCAATGGCAGCCTGGATACGCCTTGTACAGCTTGATGGAATCATGGTGCAGCGTGCTCGGCTTGTAGACCCATGGCGGAAGCTCGAATTCGGGGATCTGCCCCTTGTGGTGGAAGCACGGCCCGAGGACCAGCTTGTCCCTGAGCCACGTCCAATCCTCGGTGCCCTGGAGCTCCTGGAGGACGAGGTTGGCCTCGGTGAGGACCTCCTTGTACTTGTCATCCGTGGGCCAGAAGTCCAGGAGCACCTTCTCCTGGGCGTAATAGACCTGCTGCACGAAGTCGTATGGGGTTATTCCGAAGCTCATTTCACAACCTCGATCCCGCGTAGTCGTTGGTCATGGTCTTCCAGTAGTTCTCGTTCGCAGACGAGCTGTAGTTGACTTTGTTCTTATTGGGCTTGACTGCGTTCGCCTGCGCTGCATCGGGCCTGCTGAGCCTGAAGTTGACGAGGTAGTTGATCGGGTCCCACTTGTTGTCCTTGTAGTAGTTCATGCCGGACTGGAGCCATGGCGGCAGGTTGACCGTTCCACCCGCGATGGCGTTCTCGGCCGTGTTCTCAACGGAGCCAGCGGCCTTGATCGCCTTGACCCTGTCACCGGCCTCGCCGCCTGTCTTGCTGGTGATCTTGTCGGCGACGCCGGCCGTGGTGTGGGCAGCCTCGGCAGCTCCGAGCTTGATGGCCTCGTACCACTTCTCGCCCTCGTCGTTGTTCTCCTCGGTGCCGGTATACTTGCCGGTAGCAAGATCGGGATGGATGTTCGCGAGCTGGAGGATGTAGTCGATTGCGCCCTGACGCAACTTGTCTTGGGTGTCCATGGCGAACTCGTTGCGTCCGTTGACGATCTTGCTCAGCGTTTGCAGGTACTCGTTGTCGATCGCCGCGATGTTCTGGTCGTACGTATCGATGACCTGTCTCGCATCGACGTCCTGCTGGTAGGCAGTGTTCTGGTTCAGGTCGAGGAGCGAGCTGCCGTAGGCGGCGTTGCCCATCCTGGTCCTGAGCTGGTGCCTGACCCTCTGGAGCTGCGTCTGGAACGGGTGCCACTCGGAACCGGCCTTCCATGCGGCATTGCGCCACTGGGCTTCCTTGTTGTTGTTGGCGTCCTTGGCGGCATCCCTATAGATGTCGTCGGCGTTCTTTGCCTTGTCAAGCAGGTTGTCCTGGTTGAACTGGGTGATGGGGCCGAGCAGCTTCGCCATGGTCACCTGGTTCTCGGTGGGACCGGCGTTGCCGTTGCCTGATCCATAGCCGTAACCGCCATAGCCATAAGGGTAGCTCCCATACGGATCTTCGCCGTTGCGGTACGGGTTATACGGGTTATCGAGGGCGGAGCTATCGACGGTCTTGTTGTTCTGCGGGGTGTTGTATTGACTAGACGGCCCACTGTTACCGCTCCACGGCGAGCTCGAGCTGCCTATGTTGCTCTCGATGAACGAACGGGTCCTGCCCTTCAATGCATCTACAACATTTGCAGCTACGCTGTTGTTCTTGTCTGCCATCTTCGGCCTACCTAACCCTGTTCAGCTTCGGGTTCTTCCGCTTGGCCTCCGGGGAGGCGTTCCTGCTCGCGTTCGCCACGATGGCGGCAGCGGCCTTCTTACCGTACTTGCCGCCTTTCATGACGTTCTTTACTGCCTGCTCGAATGACATGGCTATGCTCCCGCCACTTCATGTACAGCGGAATAGATAACCGCTATATCACCTGTCGTTAGCGTTACGCTAGATGAAGCGGGGTTGTACACGCCGATGAAAAGCGTGGTGCCCTGCCCACCCATAGGGTCTGAGATATCGCAAAAAAGGAGACCCTTCTCTTTAAGTCCCCCTATCCCGGCTATTGAAACAACCTTATTATAAGAGCTAACCGTAGCGTCAAGATCGATCTCTATATAGCCGAAGCTGTTTGCGGCTATTGTTTGATTACCAGTGAAGCTAGATATGAAACGAGTTATGGAATCGAAGGTCACAGAAGGTATCATCAGCGGGGCGGGGTAGTCCAGGATAATCGTGCTCCCGCTACCGGCAGGCCCGCGTTCTCCCTGGGGACCGGTAGCCCCGGTATTGCCGGTATCGCCCTTGTCGCCCTTCGGGCCCTTGATGGAGTCGAGATCGCTATCGGCGACCTGCAACGGCGTGAGCACATCGACCTGGATGCCCTCGTCGATCGTGGTCCTGTAATCGACGTAGATGCGCTTGTTGACCCTATCGACATAGAAGGTGTCGGTGGGCCTATCGTCCTGCGTCTGCATCGCACCCTCGGGCTCGTGTTCCATGAGATCGAGGCCATTGATGTTCACGAAGAACAGGGACGCATCGTTGTAGAAGATGCTGCTCGGGATCGCGTAGTAGTTCTGCCCGGGCACCTTGTTGGCGAAGAAGCTGTTCTTCGACATGATCGAGGTCGCGACGTTCGCCCTGAGCTCGGCCTTCTCATCATCGGTGAGGTCGCTGTACCTGAAGGTGTCGCCCTTCGGGCCGGCAGGACCCCGCTCGCCCTGGATACCCTGGATGCCCTGGATGCCCTGCTCGCCCTGAGGTCCCTTGGGTCCGACGCCGATCGGGGAGACGATGGAGCGGTAGGTGTCGACGTCCTTGTCCCAGTAGGGCCTGTGGATGAACTCGTCATCTATCTCGTGGACGTGATTCTCCATGTACTTATCCATTGTCCTGCTCCTGTTCCTGTTCGCTGTTGAAGTTGGGACCGGGGAGCACGGTCAGGAACGCATGGCAAACAGCGTCCACCTGTCCCTCTCCCGGATTGTCGATGAACACCGTGAACCTGAGATCCTTCGGCTTGTCGGAGAACGTTGGGAACCTGGCATCCATCTTCAGGTAGATGATGAACGGGTTGTCCTCGTCGATGTAGGCGACGATGTTCTGTATCCCGGAAGCCTGCTCGGGCTCCTCGAACATCACCTGGACGCTCTGGTAACCCTCGTCGATGAGGTCGATCTCCTCGCCCGTGAGCGTGTACCTGCCGAAATTCACCGGGTACGACCCATGGTGATGATGATGGTGCATGACCCGGAAAGTGTCGGTGCCGACCTGGCAGATGTGGTCGGGGTGCGTGGGACTCGGCCATCCGATGTAGTCGTGGAACCGCTTGTCATGCAGCTGGAGGTAGTAGCAGCCCAGCGCGATCCTGATGGTGGCACCGTTGCGCACCGAGAACCTCTGCAACATGTTCTCCGGCTTAGGCGGTATGTGGTTATATCTGTAGCCCATGTCAAGCTCCTAATCTGTCGCCACGATTATAACATGGCTATCAGGCGTATTCCGATGCCCTATGCAGGCCGATGTCGTAGTTGGATAGATCGCCTTCGAGCAACGCCAGGATGTCATCCACCGGGACATCGTTGTAGATCAACGTGTCATAATCGATCTGGCTCGGGTCTATGATCCTGGCGAACGGGTCGTACCACCGCTCCCTCGCTCCCTCGGTGTCGTAATCCTCGGGGTTCGCGGGCCTCGTGTACCTCAGCTCGTCGTCATCGCCATAGATCCCGAGCAGCTGGTTCATCTCCGCTGCTGAGAACGGGGTGTCGCCTGTGATCCCCCTGAGGTTGTCGTCGCCGAGATACTTGTAGACGGACAGCATGTTGGTGACACCGTCCGCACCGGGTATGTTGAGCGGTATCCTGCCGAGGGCGTCGGCGTTGGCATCGATCATTTCTTGCGTGTAGCCAAGCGCAGCCATCTGCTCCGGCGTTATGTTGGTGACGTCGAGGTAGAACGGGCGCATCTGGGCATTGGACAGGTAATCGTTCGTGCTCGCCATGCCCAGTGCCGACGTGCCCTCGAGGGCGAGGTATCTCAGCGGATCTATGGAGGCCATGTCGATGGGGTCGGCTCCGATCCAATCCTGGTAGGCTTGGTACGAATAGCCGTCATCACCCCAGATATCCGCGTCCCTCAGCCACTTGTAATGCTCGCCGATCGGGCTCGCATCGGACATCGCGTATTCCCAGAACTGGTCGTAGTAGGGGTTGTTCGTGTCGAACTGGAGCCTGCCCCAATCATCGCCGTATTCTCCGCCGGGACCGTACAGCAGCATGAACATGGCCTGCTCGACATCGTCCATCGTCCGCGCCTGGCGGCCGCCGACCGTGAGGTTGAGCTCTCCGGTCTTCGGGTTCCACATCCCCTCGGGCGTATCCTGCCAGCTGTTGAGGAGGTAGTTCCAATGCTGGAACTTGCCGGTGTTCGGATCGATTTGGAACAGGCCCTCGGTCCTCTTGTTGCCGGCCATGTCGGTCATCCACTGGCCGCCGAACTGGTTCATGTAACGCTCGTTGGTCTTGGCGAGGTTGTCGGGATCTGCGGCTGCTGCCGCAGTCTCCTCTTTCTCTCTCTCGACCTTCTTCGGAGCGACCCATGACTCGTACATGTTCTTGGACGTGTCGTTCCTCCCGATCATCGGAAGGTATCCGCTTTTATCCAGGGTCATGGCATCGGGATTGGTGACGAGCTGGTTGGCGAGGAACTGCGGATTGTACCCGTTCTGGAGAAGGTACGACATCTGCCAGTTTGCCTCGTCGTCCATGCTATTTGTGTTATCGGCGGCTTTTTCCTCCTCTGGCTTATAGCCCCATTTCTGCGCAGCCTCGGCATATGACGGATTCAGGAATGACGCATTCAGGAACCCATTGCTCATGAGGAGGTTGTTATCGAAGAGATTCTCTCCCCAGCTAAGGGAGTTATCAGATCCTTGCTTATCGGGAGTATTTTTAAAGAATTCGGGATATTCCCTTTTACTCCAGACATTATCCTGGCCTTTCGGCAGGGTCTTGCCTTGGCTTGTAAGGCTAGGGGTGGTGTTGCTCCCGTTCTTGGCGGCATTGACCCTCTGGGTAATCCCACGTACGGCATTTGCGAATATATTCTCATTATTGCTTCCGATATACGGGGTTCTGCCCATAGACGTATTCACGGATACCTTATTCCCGGTATACGGGATGCTACCGATAGGCGGATTTGTGGATCTATCTTGGGGATCATCCCCGATATACGGGATGCTGCCGATAGTAACTGCCATCTTACTCACTCTCTTCCTCTTTGACCGGAGCCATCGCTACGGGATGCTGCATCCATTCGGCAAGCTCCTGCGACGGGATCGCGCTGGAGATGGACGGGTTGGCAGACTGCATGGAGTTCATGATGTTCATGCGGGCCATGTTGTACGGGAGCGCATACTGCTTGCCGCGCCTGCTGACGGTGCCGAGCAGGTTGTTCGTCCAGCGCTTCGGACCGGGAGCGAGGAGCGACAGCAGAAGGGCCGGGCTCGCGCCGCCCTGCATGGTGAGCGCAGCGTAATCCTGGAGAGCGGTGCTCGGATCGGTGCCCATGTCGGCGGCCATCTGGAGGGACTGGTCGAGATAGCCTGCGGCTCCTCTTCCCGCCCAGCCCTTGAGGTCGCCCATGAACCTGCCACGGAGAGATTTGCCATCTGCATTGGCGAACGCCCTGGCACGTCTCACCGGGCGGAACAGGGGGTTCGTCCTCTGGAGGGCATCGAGCGCCTTGTCGACGCTGTAGTCGTCCTCGATCTTCGCGGCCTTCTCGAGAAGCTCCTTCGCCTTGGCCTCGTTCTTCTTGGCATCCTTCTCGAGCAGCTTGGCAGCTTCGTCCTTGAGCGTCTGGGCTTCCTTGGTCTTGCCCTTGACCATGGCCTCGGCAGCTTCCTGGTTGAGATCTGCGGTCGTGCCGCCGCGCATGCGCTGGAATCCGCGGGCGATGGGGTTGGAGACACCGGACGGGATCTCGATGTCCGTTCCACGGATCTTCCTGCTCCCATTGGCACCCGATCTCCTCATGTAGTCACGGGCGATCCTCTCGGCCTCGCGGATGGAGGTCCCACCGGCGGCTGCCGTCGAACCGACCCTCGGCGCTATGAGGTCGATGATCCCGGAGAACAGGCCGGTATTGTTCTCGAGGGCCTCGTCGAACAGGGCCTTGTTGGTGTCTGCCAGCGATTTCGCTTCCTGCGCGTTGAGCTTGGGAGCGCTCGCGACGGCAAGGTCTGAAGCAGGTGTGCCGATGATGGGCTCCTCGGTACCCTTCCCCCTACCTTTCTTGCCGGGTAAGAACCGGCCTTCACGCTTGGCGTTCTCGATCATTAAATCATGGAAATCCTGGGTATCCCCGATTTCCTTCTTCATAGCTATGCCCGGCGTAGCCGTGAAGTCCGCTATCTCCTGCTTGACCCTCGTATCGGCAGCTCTCTGGATATCGGCGACGAGCTGCGACCTGTTCTCCATCGTCAGCTTCTCGGGGATGTTGATGGGGCTCTTCGGGTCCACATCCTTGTATTTCTTGGCCAACGCGATGATCTGGTCATCGGTCATGGTCTCGATCCCGCCAAGCTCCTTCGATATCCTTGCAAGCTCGTCAGTGGCCTTGGCGGCTTCCTTGGTTGCCATCTTGCTCGCCTGCTTCACCGCAGCCTTTCCAGCGCCCAGGCCGGGAATAGAGGAGAGCGCGATGTCGACGGCGGCAGCTCCACCGGAGGTGGCCCTCTGCCCTGCATCGATCTGCTGCAAAGTCAACGGGTCGATGCCGGTCAACGCCTTCTCGAGGTTGTCGCTGTTCTCGACGGCGGCTTTGCCTGCCGCGAGGGCGGGCCCGACGCCGGGGACGAACCATAGGCCGAGGTCCTCTGCTCCCGAGAGGATGCCGCCGATGTCCTCGGCGCTGGCCATGTCCTTGAACTGCTGCCCGGCCTCCTGGCCTCCGAGCAGCCCGACGAGGTTGCCGATGGTCTCGTCTCCGATGGCGTCGACGACTCCGCCCAGTCCGGTGTTGAACCCCCTGATGCCCTCGTTGGCGGCATCGAGGACCTGGAACATCGGGTTCCTGCGGCTCCTCCTGATATCGCCCATCGACAGGTAATCGCTGCCGAGGATGCCGTTGTTCGTGAACAGCTCCTTGAGAGCCTGGTCGCCGTATTCGTCGAGTTCCTGCTCGGTACCCGCGCCATGCATCTGGGCCATCGTGAGGGCCGTCTGGTATGCGGTGCCGTACTTGTCCTGGCTGTTGGCTATGTTCTTCTTGAACTCGGCCCAATCCTGATCGCTGTAGTGGCTCCTGTCGAAGGGCTGGGCGGGGTTCTTCGCGGAAGAGACGACGGCTGGGACGATGGACGAGGGCTGCTTGTTCGGGGCAGCCTTGCCACCGCCACCGGTCGATCTGGAAACTAAGCTGACTGCCATGGTATCTCCTAACGAAGAACGGGGCTCCCGGGCCTACGCAGCCGGAAGCCCCGTCGGATGGACTGCGGGTTTAGAACTAGTCGCCAGACTCCTCGCCGGATTCCTCGGAAGGCATCTCGATGACCTTGACCGGGATGCCGAACTTGCCGGTGTTCTCCTGGGTGTCGATGATCGGGAGGATGCCGTGGGACAGGCTCTCGATGACCCAGGCGTCGTACTTGATGTCCATGACCATCTCGGTGAACTTGCCACGGGTCTCGCCCTCGGCGGTGCGCATCTCGCTGTACTCCTGCGAGAGCTGAGCGGCAGGACGGTAGACCGCGCAACCGATGACCTGGACGCGGTCCATCGTAGCAGCGCCCTCCTTGAAGACCGGGCCGGTCGCGTAATCGGTGCCAGACTCGCCGGACTCGTAGGGGTTGAGGCCGTAGCCAGCGCCGGGGACGGTCCACGGATAGACCTCGCCACGGGTGGTCGCGTTGTAGTTATCGATACCGGACTCGATGGTGATCGCGTTGCCCATGTAGTCGACGGTGGTCGGCATGCCGAGCGGGTAGTTCGTGACGACCTTCTTGAACACCTTGTTGGTGCCGTCCCAGACGGTGCGGACGTAGTTCGGACGGTTCATGCGGTCGGCATCGACGAGCTCGAGCATGAGCTTCTTGTCGAAGCCGTCGGCGTCATGGTTGATGGAGTTGATGACCGCATCGTAGGCGGCGGAGCCATCAGCCGAATGGACGACGTTGAGGTTGGCGTCCACGTAGAGGCGCGGCCAGTAGTAGCTCGGGATCGTGAAGTCGAAGTCCCAGCCCATGAGGCGGGTGAACGAGCCGTTCTGGAGATCGGAGTAGGCGGCCTCGGTCGCGGGGACGCCGCCGCCGGTGAGGGCGCACAGCAGGCGGTACTCGTAGAACGGGTCGATCAGGATCACGCGGTTCTCCTGCGGGATGAACAGGTTGTTCCAGGTGACCTTGATGTTCGAGAGCAGCAGCGGGATGTTGTTGTCATCCCACTCGATGCAGTGGATCGGGGCGAAGCGCGGCGGGATAGCGGCACCCTGGACCATGCCGGGCTGCGCGACCCACGTGCCGTCGTCGTTGAAGATCTGGTCCGGATTGGTCTGGACCCAGCGGCCGGAGATGTGGCCGTTGAGGATCGCGAACAGGTTGTACTTGTCGATGTCGGGACCGAGGACCTGCTTCTGCCAGATGTCCTTGGCGCGGCTGAGGAGCTGCGCGGTCTTCATCAGGGCCTGGCCGTTGGTCAGCACGTTCGACGTGGAGTCGGTGCCCCACTCGCCGATGCCGCCGGAATACTGCATCTCGTCGAAGATGCGCATGGCGATCGAGCGATGGCGTCCCATGGTGTAGACGCGGCTATCGAAGCGCACGTCCTGGAAGACGCCGTAGGCGGAGGCGGACCAGCCGTCGTTGCCGTTGCCGTTCTGCGGGCTGCCGAGCAGGCCGTTGATGCGGCGGTCGTCGTAGTCGGTGATGTAGTCGGTGACCTGGATATCCCACACGCGGCAAGCGTCCTCGTTGTTGGCGATCTTGACGCCCTTGCCGGTGAAGATGTTGGTCGTGTAGCGGCCGGGAAGGAGGCGATTGTCGTCGATGCCTTCCTGCCAAACCTCGGGGCGGATAACCTGAGCCATTTTCTTCTCCTTAGTCTCTGACTCTATTATCTTTGCACCGAGTTACGGTGCGATGATAACTCGATGGTTCTACCTTTGTCAACCCCTATACTGGAATTTCCCCTCCCTGGGCTTCCTCAGGGACCATTGGCATGGGGTTCTCTGCCATTCCGGGCATCGGCATGCCCTCCTCCATCGGAGGCCCTGGGATCGCCTCGGGCGGTAGCGCTGCCTGCGGGTTGGCCCCAAGCGGCATCTGCGGGGCAACCTCGGGCGGCATGCCCTCGGGCGGCATCTGGGGCTGCCCGCCGCCCATCATCATCTGCTGCATCTGGTCGATCTGGCCCTGTTGCCCCATCAGCACGTCGGCGATATTGCCCATGGCCTGGAGCACTAGCTTGCTGCCGATCTGGTCGGCCACCTGCTGCGAGATGTCGATGTCGCTCAGCTCGCACAGCCGCATGACCAGCTGCATGATGACGTTCTCGAAGGCGTCGCGGTTGTTGTCCGAGATGTTGCCCATCATCTGGGAGACCGGGATTAGCATCTCCTGGATGTTGCGGCGCTCGGTCTCCTTCTCGTTCTCGATGAGCGAGCCGCTGCGGACCTCGAAGCTGAGGAGGTCTGCGGACAGCTCCGAGAAGTCAACGGTGATCTTGTTGCCGTCGATGATCGACTCGGGGATGTCGTCGACCATGGGGTCGAGGTCCTGCATCTTCGACTTCTCGATATCGTAGATCCTGCGCCTGGTGCGCTCGTCCACGGTGAGCTGCTTCTCGCCATGCATGGAGGAGATGTAGCTGCGGAGCGCATGGTTGGCCCACTCCTGGAAGAACGTCTCGACGCGCTTCTGGTACTGGTTGACCGTGATGGTCTTGTCCAGCTTCTGCTGCTCGACGCCCTGCGGCGTGGCCGAGTACCTGGCGACCTCCGCATCGGAGGCGACCGTGGCATCGGTGATGTTGAGGCTCTGCATCATCTTGCCGGAGATGTGCTGCATGAGCGAGCCGTACTGGGTCAGCGTCGTGGTCTCGACCCTGTAGGGCTCGATGCGGTTGTTCTGGTTGGTGCCCATGGGCCAGATGGCGTTGGGTTTCATGCGGATCTTCGGGTTGGTCAGGTTGCCGAAGGTCATCAGCGGCGGATGGAGCGCGAGGAGCAGGGTCTGATAGGCCGTGCTCTGGAAGGCGTCCGCGAACTGCTGCTGCGCCAGGGTCCACATGACGGAGCTGCAACCGAGCGGGAAGTCGGGGTCCGGCTCCAGGATCATGAAGTGGAGCGGCACGTCCTTGCGCGGGTCGTAGTTCGGCGTCTTCCGCAGGATGCAGTTGATCGCCGGGACGTAGGTGATGAACTCGTCCTCGCCCTTGAAGTAGTAGGTGTAGATCTTCACAGACTCCGTGCGGGACTTGCCGTGCTTCCTGTCAGCGAGTGGGATGGCCCTCGGGTCGTCGGCATCGACGATATGGTTCTCGACGAGATACTTGACCACCTTCTCGTCGTAGGTCGTATCGCTCACGACCCCGGTGTCCCAGTCGATCAGGCCCTTGAGCGTGGACAGCGGCACCCACTCCCTGATGATGTACCAGTCCGCCTCCTCGATGAAGTCGCAGTCGGGGGACGGGAACACGTCCGACCACTGGATGAGCTTGTACGAGATGCGCGGGTCGCCGTCGAGGTCCTTCTCGAACCCGGTGCGGACGCATGCGTACCCGTAGTCGTAGCTCGCGTTGAACGTCTTCCACAGCTGCTTCAGCATGTCCTTGCCGTCGAACTCCGATTGCAGGACCTTGTGCTTGAAGATGTAGTCGATGATCGCCTGCTCGATCGAGTTCTTGTCGTACTGCGTGACGATCTCGCCATCTGGCACACGCTGGATGGTCTGCGCCCTGATCTTGCGCTTGATCGCCTGCGTGGAGCCCTCCGAGAAAGAGTCCTTGCGGTCCTTCTCGAAGAGGCTCATGTTGTGCGCCACGCGGCTGAAGAACTCGTGGCCTGAAGTCCTCTGGATCTGGTGCGAGTGCGCCACATCCCATTTCGCGAGGAGCTTGTCCGCCATCCCCTTGCACTCGAGCTGGATCTCGTCCAGGTCGATGTTCCACTTCTTCTTGACGTCGCCCATTAGATATCCTCTCTACGATAAGCCTCGCGGCTGCCCTTGGTCTCGAAGGACGGCCTCAGATAGCCGTACTTGGAATCCTGGAGGTTGACCCTGCCCATGCCGTACGGGACCGACATGTTCGGCGTGCTCCAATTGCTCCTGATCGACGGATAGTAGCCGCCGCCACCGGAACCGCCGGAACCGCCGCCGCTCCTGTAGTAACCGCCGCCACCGCCGCCTGTCGTGGTGGTCTTCGTGGACTTGGACGGTGTGCCATTCGCGAGCGGGAGGCCGGTGAGGGAACCGGTCTGGTCGCCGGACTCCCCGTCATCGTCCGCGGTGTTGACGCTATGCCATTCGTTGTACAGCTTCGAGTAGCCGTTCGGGTTGTTGTCATCGGCCCAATCATCGAGGCTGGGCCATTCGGATGTGCTCTGGGATGCGGGGATGAGCGCCCTCTGGTCCATGGGCTGGCCGGTCACGGCGCTGACCGTGGCCCAGTCGTTGGCCCACCCTGCGGTGCCCTCGGGGTTGCCGACCTGGCCGGGAGCGGCCTCGAAGGGCATTATGTTCTGGAACGGGAACACGCCAGCCGGCCTGAATCCAGTCGCGTAGACGTTGCCCTCAACATCCTCCGCGTAAGTGGTGTTGTACCTGTTGTACGAGACCATCGGCTCGGACAGGACGGCGGAGCGGACCTTGTTGTAGTAGAAGCCGGTCCAATACTGCTTCATCGAGTTGTAATACTGCTTGATCTGCGCTACAGCCTCCTGGCCCTCCTCGAAGGAACCGTAGGCGTAGTAATCGAACATGCCGTCGGACTGGAGGCTATTGTACCAGGTGTCGAGCTCATGGACGATGTCATGCACGAGCGAGGAGAGCGCCGCCTTGGTGGTGTAGTCGAGGAAGAAACCGGTCGACCTCAGCTCCTCCATATCGTCGTAACCCTGCATGACCGCGACGATCTCGAGCAGCTTCGCCTCGGATTCCTCGGGGCCGAGGCCCTCTATGGACCATTTCTCCGCCATGGCGAGCTGGGCATCGTCGAGGTACCTGGTGTTCGGCATGCCGGTCGCGCTGTAGCTCGTGTTCGGATCGAGCGCGAGATCGAACAGCCAGCCGAGGATCGGGTTGCGGCGCGTCGCCCTTCTCAGCATCGCATCCCTGTACGTGGTCCTCATGACGGCTTCCCCGGCAGCGCCGGCCTCCGTCAGCTGGCCGTATTGGTTCTCCTCGAAGATGTTCTTGTAGGAATGCTCCTCCTCCTGGGCGGCGTTCCACATCTCCCTCACGAACGAGGGCGTGAAGAACTGCGTCGTCCAGTTGAGGCCGAGGCTGGCGCCGTTCATCACAACCCATTCCATGACGCTCGGAGAACCTCCCCTGGCCTGCTTGTACGCCTCGAAGTCCTTGTCGTAGTTCGTCAGTATCCTGTTCTCGGGGTCTGCGAGGAATCCGGCCACGTCGGCGACCTTGATGATCGGGTTGTTGTACATCACCTGGGTCGATCCGTTGAACAGGATATCGAACCTCGGCTTGCCCATCATCATCGCCTTGGTGAAGGCGGCGGACGGAAGGGCCATGCCGAGGATATCCTCTATCCACCATGCCTCTCCGACGCGGACGCCGCATACGGTCCACTCGTCGATGTTGCCCCATTTCTTCTCGTCCTCGGGCGGCTCGATGCCTCCCGCCATGCTGACGAGGATAGCGGACACGGCCGTGACGCCGAGATGGGTGATGTCGACGAGCATGGCCTCTCGGAGGCTCCTGTGGATCTGCGCCCGCTCGTAATGCGGATCGATGTAGCTGTCGCTCTCCGCCGCTTTCCTATGCCCGCGCTCCGCCATCATATTGGTGAACACGTAGTTGATCGAGCTTATCGGCATGACCCAGTTGAGCATGCGGCCGGTGATGTTGAGCCCGTATTGCGGGAACCTGCTCACCATGGTCGTCATGAAGAACTTCGCGGCCGGCCTGTTGCGCACCGCGTTCTCGTACATCATCGACAGCACGTTGCGCTGCGCCATGTCGCCGGTCTTGGCCCAGTTCATCGCCTGGAGAGCGATCGTCAGCGAAGGCGTCCTGCCCTGGTTGCCGCCGAGGACGTCCGCGAACCATTTGGCCGGGTTCTTCGCGAGGGCGTCCTCCAGGTAGCTGACGCCGTCCGGGGTCGCCTGCTGGAACCAGAAATCCTGCCCTTCCTCCTCTGCGAGCATGACGAACCTGTTGATGAAGTTCTCCATCTGCGTCTTGATGAACTTGTTGCCGCCAGAGGATAGGCCGTAGATCCTCTCGCAGAACTTCTGGTACGGGGTCATGTTCTTGTTGCGCTCGTCCAGCCATTGGGACAGCTGCTCGGGGCTGGACATGCTCGCTATCATCTCGAGCTCCCTGCCATCGAAGGCGGCCATCCTGTGAGCCGTGTACAGCTTCACGAACAGCGGGTTGTTCACGGCCCTGCGGACAAGCCCCTGGTTTATGACGCGGGTCGTCGCATAGGGCCCGAGGTGGAGCGTCCTGCCGATGTAGAGCGACGCCTTGGTTATGTTCTGGTGGATGAACCGGTCGAGCATGTTCCCGAGCATGACGTTCGGGTTCATGAGCGCCATCACCTGGGCAAGCTCCGTCCCGTTGTTCAGGACCATCGCGAGCGTCTTGTCATCCTTCGTGGTGAGGTACAGGTACTTCTTGCCGTCGCGGACCTCCATGCTGGCGTTCTTGAACCTGTCCGACTCCTCGATGATGTTGTGGATGTCGTTGATCAGCTGGACCTCGCGGTCGCAGAGGCTGTTGAAATTGTCGACATCGATCGGCTCGCCGTAGTTCTCGCCTTGCATGAGGGCGTCGACGAGCTCGTTCCTCGAGTTCACGAGATCGAAGATGTAGACACCGCCGTACAGGTACCTGGACTCGCTGGGGTTGAACCTGCCCCAAGCTCTCTCATCGGACTCGAAGGCGGTGTAGAGCGCCCTCGCCTTCGCGGGGTTCGATTGCTCGACGTATTCGAGCCTGGCCTTCGCCTTGTCTGATGCTTTGTGGATCTGGTTGATGAACTCTTCCTTCGTGCCCCATCTGTCGCGGATCGTCTTGCAGCACGCCCACCACATGTCGACTTCGTCGATGCTCAGCTCGGGCAGCGCGTACCTCTCGTTGCTGGTCCTGGCCTTCTCCGTCTTGCTCTCGACGGGCAGGCCGTAGTTCTTGATGTTGTAGGCTATGTCCCTGATGCTGCTGGCCAAGCGCGTTATCGATACGTCGTTTACTCCGTTGTCGAGATCGGTGTGGCCGTCGATGCGTTTCGAGGCCATCTCGAGGAGGAGGATCGGGACGTTCTTGTCGAACTCGACCTGCTCGTCGAGATACGCGATCTCCTGCTTGACGCGCGGGTCCTCGTATGCGTTCGCGACCACGGTGCCGTTATCGGTGACGTTCCTGAACCTGGTGTATCCTTTACGGTATTTTATCTGGTCAGTGTTGTGCTTTATCTGCGCGAACGAATCGTTCGGATGCGCCTTGATGTTCTCTATGAGCGAGCTCTCGTCGAAATCGCCGAAGGCCCTCTGCGCCCGTTCGCTCGCCTCCTTGACCTTCAGCTTCGTCCTCTCCTGGAGGAACGATGGATCTCCGAGGATGAACTTCGAGTAGTTGACCATCTTCTCCATCTCGGAATCGAGATACCCGTAGTCAAGGCCGCGACGGTACAGATGCTGCCATGGATATGCGGCATCGTAGCCTGCGGTCCTGCTTGCCGAGGAGTCGCCTATCGAGTTGAGGACATCCCATCTCACGGTCGCGTACCTCGTGACCGACTTGCCGTCCTGCCCGGGGAGGGGGATCTCGACCTTGAACTTGCCGAACCTGTTAAAAGCAGGTTGGTCCTTGCCCTTTATGGCCTTGTCGTTTTGCGTGTCGTTTATGCCTTCGGCGCAGATGCGGTCGTCCATGCCGCTGTAGAACAGGAGCACCTCGTCGAAGGTGAGGTCCTTGAAGGCGATGGGGAAATCGGTGTCCATGAACGTGTTCTTGCCATAATCCTCCGCGAAACCGACTCCGGTGGCATCGAAGCAGATCCTCGGATCTATGCCGTATCTCCTGCAAGAAGACAGTATCTTCTGCATGATGTTGTTCCTGCGGTTGCTGATGGCAGATCCATCGGTGTAGTATACGAGGGTCCCGGCGAGGAGCTCTCCCCATACACCGTCCCACGATCCATAGAGGAAGTCGTTGAGCGCTTTCACCGCCCTTTCGTTGTCAGGGGTGATCTCGCCGTACCTGCTCTTGATGAGCTCCTTGATCTCGCTCCTGACATCGAGCGTGGCGTTTGTCTTAAGGCCGTTCTGGTAGCTGATCTTGTCGTATATGTAGCTGAACCCCTTGAGCAGGCCCTCGTACTTGGTGTAGTACCACAGGTCCCTGACGAGGAATATCCCCTCCTTGTTGGCGGCTCTCGTGCTCTGGGTCTCGTTCGACACGACGAAGACAGCGCTCTCGTACTCGCCGTTATCCCTCTTGCATCCGATGAGGATCGGCGCCTGCTCGTCCTCGCCGGCCATGGTGAGCTCGCCCTTGAAAGCCTCTCCGCTGATGGCCAGCTTCATCCTGTCGTCGAACTGGCCGCCGACTCCGACCTCTCCGCTCCAATACATCCTGATCGTGCTGCCGACCAGCTCGACACCGCATATCTCGGACGTCCTCACCGCGTTATCGGGGAGGAACACCGGGGCGAAGTTCTTCCCATCGCTCACGAAGGCTATGACATCGCCTCTTCCACGGCCGCCCTTGATGATGCCGTCGACGTTCTCGTTGATGGCGTTGAGGTCGTTGACGAACTCCGCCATCTTCCGGTATGCGACATCCGGCCTTATATCGGTTCCGAAAAGCCTCGGGTTGAGCCTCTCGAAGGTCTCCGCCTCTATCTGGTTGTTGCCTACGAGCTGGGCGATCTCCTCCTTGCTCATGATGTGGTACGATCGCCTGGTCCCTCTTCCGAGGAGATCGGAAACGTCACGGGAGGTGTGCTTGGCATCGAGGTACTTGATGTTGCCAGCCCTGCCGAAGCCCCTGATCTCGGCGTCGCCAACTCCGTAGATACCGTTCTTGCCCCCTGCTCTGACCTGATTGCCATCGTCATCGAGGACCGGGTTGCCGTTGTCATCGAACACGAGGACATCGGTATCATCGACGTATGCCGGCATGATCGTGTCACGGTCGGCATGGGTTATCCTCGCCTTCATCTTACGTGCGGCGATTGCTCTCTGCGCGGCATCGTACGTCGGATCGACGATGACCATATTGACGCCATCCATATTGAAATGCTTGCGCACCGAGGACCGGCTCCAACCGAAATCTTCGGCCGTTTGCTGCGACATCACGAGCGCGTTGCCGGTCCGATACGACCAGAACGCCGCCTTCTCCATGAGGCTTCTGTCGGAATCGGCGACGAAGGCGACGGCGTTGGGATAATGGCCCTCCACCTCGCTCTCGTCGAGCATGTTGCTGAACTCCTTGTACACGTTCTGCTTCTTGCCCAGGAAATCCCTGACGGTGTTCCATGCATCCGGGATATACGCCTGGATGATCCTGTAATCCACATTGTCGATGCTTATCTTCCTGGCATGCTGCACACGGGCGTTCTGATCGGAGAGGTTGCTCGACGAGCCGAGCCTGTACGAGCTCTGGACGGTCGATCCGATCCTGCCTCCGAACATCGCGTTCACCATCGATTGCACGGGAGTCGATGTGTTCTCGGCTATGATCCCGTTGCTATACGAATACCCCAACGGGTCCACGTTCGCCATGATCCGGCTCACGCTGAGGTTGTTGGCGGATCTGTTATCCCAGCTCGTGACGCCTTCGGCAGCGGCCCTGTTCACGATGGTCCTGTTCCCGAAATCAGCTTCCGGAACCCTGACGACGCTCCTCATTATGCGGGCGCTTATCTCTTCCGGGGTCGCGAATTTGACAGATGCCGTGACTATCTCGCCATGCCGGGCTATCATGTCGTTCCAGACCCTCGTGAAATCCTGGTCATCGTTCTTGAACAGATGCTCGACATCGATGAAGATGGCGTCGCCGTTCCTGAACCTCAGCTTATACGCGGGAGTGAGCGCCTGGGAGATTATCCTCGCCGCGTCATAACCGAGGTTGTTCGATTTGTGGTTGTCCTTGAAAACCTGTAGCAAGGTGTTCGCATAACCGCGTCTCGTCTCGAGGAGATACGACCTCATGTTCCTGAACGCCATCGCGGCGTTCTGCAACTTGTCGGCATCGAGATGATATTTGTCGGGATCGCCGATCTCGCGCTCGTCGACGATGAGGTCGCTGTTGCTCAGGAACTGCTTCTTGGCCTTGAGCACGAGCGCTTCCTGCGCATCGTCCTGGAGCATGCCGATGATCGAGCCGAACCTGTTGTATTTCCTGACGGTCCTCTCCGACGGAAGCGGTGAGCACAGGTCATAGATCCCATGCGCGTTATCATCGGGATGCCAGAACCTGATCGGGGCGTTCCTCAACGTGGGATCGTCCTGGATCTTCTTCCTCATCTGCCTCATGGTGATGACGTCCCGGCCGGTCAGCTCCTGGCCCTCGGGCACGAGCGTGCAAGCCCACGAATCAGTGTTCTCCTTATGCTTGTTCACGCCATTACCGGTCTCGTATTCCGTGAAGTTCAATATGAAATCGCCGTTCTCGGTTCTCGAGGGAGCGCCCTCGTTCCATCTTGGGGAGAGGAAACCGAACCCGGTGTACATCTTCGTCTGAGATCCGTTAACGCCGACCTGGGTGCTCGCTCTCGATCCGCGCTCGACCATCTTGAGCGACGATACCATCGCCTGCCTTCGCTGGGACGTGAACTTCATCTTCGGCAGCTCGTAGTCGATCGAGCGCCTCTCGTTCCTCTTCGTCACGAACAGGGTGGTGGTGTCCAATCTGGGCAGCTTCGTCGGGAGGTAGCAGAACAGCCTGTTCAGCGAATCGATGGTATCCGACATATCGGTGACCATGTTCACGTTGAACTCCGTGCCTATAGTGCCCCTGATGTCCTTGAGCATTGTATCGAATATGCCGCCATCGTATACCGACATGAGCTGCACGAACGGCCTTATCCTATCTGAATCTGTGGTGTCCGGTTTCTCCGAGAGCTTGATCATCTCGTCGAGAGCTTCCTTGAACTCCTTCGTGACGGCTTTTGGATCAACAGGCCGTTCGGATTTCGTGACGAGCCTCACTGCCTTCGAGACAAGGTTGTTGAATCTCGCCCTGAACTCGAAGCTGTTGGTGCTTATGCCGCTGTTGCACATGTTGTACAGTTCCCTGATATCGGCGAGCGTTATGAAATCATGCGATTCTAGGAACGGGATATCGATGATCTGCCTGATGTCGATAGGCCCGGACAAGCTGGTATCGATGTCGGCGATCCATTGCGACGCGATGTTCTTCGCGCTATCGAACGAACTCCTCTCGTTCGGATTCGGGGTGATCTCGCCGTTCATGTACTTTTCGAGACGGTCGGCGTCGATGCCGAACTGGGCGGCCGCTTGCTTGTACGCCTGGCCCACGTACTCGTTGCGGACATCGCCGGAATTGAGCTCACCGAGCCCGCTCACCTCGAACGCCTTCCCCCACATGTGGTACAGGGCGGTGTACATCTGCCTGGCGGTCCTGAGGGCGGAGTCGATCTTGGTGTTGACGGCGCCCTTGACCTGCTCGACCTCGGCATCGAGGCTTTGAGACAAGGTCCCGTATTGCACGTTGACGGCGGTCACATCGAACCCGTTCGAGCTGAGCTTCGCATCGAGCGGGCCCTTCTTTGCTGCCAACATCGCCGCATCTCCGACCATCACCTGTAGGTTCTTGCCGAGCTGGGTACCATCGAACATGGACGTGACCTCGTTGGATGCCGCGAAGAACATCCCGTTTATCTCGCTTATCTCCCTGTCTATGAGGGACGAGAAGTAATTCTTGATGATGCTCTCGGCGTTCAATCCGTTCGGATGCTCCAGCATGAGAGCATGGATGCCACAGACGAATTTGTAATGGGTGCTCTTTATCTCGTCGTTTATCGCCTTCATGGAGGACGTGCTCTCGATGGCATCTCCGGCCGCCCTGACGAGGTACCCGGTGTAATCGCTCCAATTCATCAGCACGTTGCTGATCTCCTGCATGCGGAGCTCCTCCTCGAGCGTCACGAGGGTATCCTCGTCTCCGAAAAAGAGACCGGACGTGCCCCTCGAATATGCGTTGTACGCTTTGGTGAGGGGCATCGCCTTCCCAAGGACGCTGCCGACGTTCGCATCGCCCTGGGTCGCCGTCGCCTTCACATCGGAGAGCATGTCGGCGAGCATCGGGTACTTCTTGAACAGCTGGATCACATGCTCGTTCGTGAGCTTGGTGTTGCTGTCCCATCCGGACACGACATCCGACATCAGCACGTCGAACGACATGGTGACATAGGAATCGCTGGCGATATCGTATACATCGACCTTGAAATCCCTGTCGGATAGCAGCTTGAGGAGGACCAGCCTGTTGTTCGCGAAGTTCTGCATGGTGAGGACGCCGTTGTTCTCACCGGCTATCTGGTTCATGTACGGGACCATCGCGCCGTTCACAAGCTGCTCCAGCATCTGGTAGGAGATGGTGCCGGCATCTTCGTTCGTGCCTTTCTCCATCTGCTTGTTCACGAGCACGGCGCTTGCGAACGTCTTTGCACCGAGGACATCGATATCGACGGTCATCCTGAGGTTGTTGACGAGGTAATTGAAGAACCCGACCAGGCTGACCTTGTTCTGCGAGGTCTTCCAGAGGTTCTCGAGGTTCTCCACTTCCTCGTAAGCGCGGTCGTACATCAGCTTCTCGTAGTTGTTCTTCGCGCTATCCGCTTTCCTGAGCCTTTCCGACATACCGGAGATATCGAAGTTCGAGGTCTGCGTCATGAGGCAATCGAAGAAAAGGTCATCGGTCGCAGCGGTGATCCCGCTGCACAGGTCGAGCTTGTTCCACTGGCCTTCCTTCTTCTCCCATGATTGGTCGGGATCGGTGAGGAAATCGAGGAGCTTGCTGTATGCGGTCCCCTCGTTCGCATATGTGTCCTGGAGCTGTGCCGAGATGACGCGGTGGATATCGGATATCTCGGCTTTCTCCTGTATGAGCATGAGCGCACCCGCCCTCGTTTCAGCGTTATCGCTGGCGAGGAGATTCATCAACGGCCTGAACGTGTGGTTCAGCACGATACCTGCCACTGCGTTGAACCTGTCATCGGTCTTGTCGCTGAAGAGCATCCTTCCAAGCCTGGTGTTGAGGATCTCCTCTCCGAAGACTCCGCTCTCGAAGGCGACCTCTGGATCTATGACAAGCCCGATCGCGTCCGTTATGACCTGGAACTGCCTATGCTCGAGATCGCTGAACTTGAAGTCAGGGTCCATGCGCTTGCCGTTCTCCCATATCTTCCGCAGCTTGCTGAGCTTGAGCTCGCTCAGGAAGGTCTTGACCTTGTTGGAGACGACCTTCTTGTCGGACTTCCAGCCGCTGACGAGCTTGTCGACGAATCCCTGCACGCCCTCATCTCCGAACGTCAGGGCCTCGGTGTACGTCCTCAACCCGCCTTCCCTAGAGATCATCTCCAGGAATTGCTCGAACGTCATGTTGTCATGTATCCTCGAGGAATGGTCGAGGTTGTCGAAGAGCATGTCGATCGGCATGCTCGCGAACACCTTGCCGAACTGCCTGCCGATGGAGACGTCGTCGATGCCGGTGAGCTCGGTCTTCCTGATGGCATCGAACGGGAGCGCCAGCCCCTCGGTGCTCATCTGCTCCATCGCCTGATTGTACATCAGGACACCGTCGTTGTAGGCTTCCTTGAATATGCCGAGGAACTCCTCGACATCATGCCTGGTCCTGATCTTGTTGCTCTTGCCCCATTTCCCAAGGGTCCTAGTGATCACATACGATTGGAACATTCCCTCTGTGGCGGATTTTGGGGAGACGCCCTCGGTCACCATCCTGAACGAGGCCCTGATCAGGGACTGGAACACGCTCTTGTTGCCGGTCAGGCTCTCGGCCTGCTCGAGGGCGTTCATGTAGGCATCGACGGTCTTCGCCGTGAATCCAGCCTCGCCGTACTGTCTGAAGATGATGTTGCCCTTCGTGGTGAGGACATAGGTGACGAATCCTATGAAATCGAATATATCGACAGGCAACGTGCCATCCCCGAGGGTGCCTCGCGCGTTGATCGATTTGAGATTGGACTCTATGTTCTCCCACGTCTTGATATCGTCTATCTCGCCGCGCCTGATCTCCTCGTCGATGACCATCGCGGTCCTCGATGCCCATGTGTCGCGGTAGGAGCCCTGCGTGGTGTCGGATGCCTTCATGAGGAAATCGCAGTATGCGTTCCTGCCTATCCTCGATGCATCGTCATTGGTCGCCCCCGCGCTCCTCGCGGCATCGCGCGCAGCGAGGAGGAGGCTGTTCATCGCGCTCGAGAACTTGTTCTTCTCGTTGTAGCCTTCCATGAACGTCTTGGCTATGTGGTCGATCGTGGAATTGCTCAGGCTGTACTGCGCCGGGATCGACTGGCGGACTAGGTTCTTGACATCGTCTTCCTTCAATCCGTACCTTATGTTCAGGAAGTTCTCATCGAAATTCGATCTTCCCTCCTGGTTGATCCCGATCTCGCTCGCGTATCCTCCGACGTTGGCTTTATCGGGGTTGAACAGGAGCACCGACGTGTCGCCGTCGACGTCTGCGCCAAACAGCGAGTACACTGCTGCATGGACCTGGAGGTCTCCTCCCTGGGTCACCTCGGTTATGTTGACGTAGAAGCCGCCGTTCTTGGTGTCAGGCGATCTCATCAAGGCGACCTTGACGCCATACGGTTTCTTCTCGCGTATGAGGGCGGTCATCGCCTCGGCTCTTGTGGCGAACGTCTCCACCGTGCCATCCGCATGGGTGACCCTTCTGTTATAGACGGCGTTGTCGAACTCGGCCTTCGTCGCACCGAAGGCGTTGAGTATATCGGCCTGCCCGTCGTTCGTGGACCTCTCGTAGGTATCGACGATGTTCTCGTCGGAAACCGATATCTCGTCCATCCGCTTCTGGTTCGTGAACGTGCGGGCATGTTTCAGGATCATCGATCCAGGCGTCCTCGAGACGTAATGGTTGAGGATGGACTCCTTGACGGCGTTGGTCATGTTCGGCATATGGTCGAACATGCCGCCGCTGTTCTGGAGATGCTCGTAATATTCGGAGACATCGCGGATCTGGTCCGGCCCGCCGGTGTTCCCATCGCCCTGATCGGTGTTGTTCTGGTCGATCCTCTGCTCGTTGCGGATCTTGCCGCGGACATAGGCGATTCCCTGCCCTGCTCCGGACATGATGCCGCCGCCGAGGGCGCCCCATTTAGATGCCTCCACCGCTCGATCGAACGAATCATCTCCGAGATGGCTGAACGTGATGTCGTCGAGATAGCTCTGGGTGAACTCCTCGCCAGCTTCCACGGCAGTTCCCCTTGCCATGGACAATCCGACTTGGGCCGGCTTGGACGCTCCGTTGAGGACATTGCGGCCGAACGCGCCGACGGTCTTGAACCAGGGGCTGATCGACCTGAGCACCTGGCCGGATGCGCCGGTGAGGCCGGTGTTGATGATGCCGTTAACGATCGATGCGGCCCTCTGCGCACCGTCGAGTGTCTCCGTCGTGATCGTGCCGTGCTCGGTGTCGACCTCGAGCTGCTCGGTGTACGGGTTGTCGAGGTACTGGTTGCCGGTGATGCCGGATGCGAAGTTGGCGGGAGCCTGTAGCATGCCGGATGCTATCTGGCCGGGGAGGCCGGCGACGAACGCGGCGATGTTCTCCGGAGTGAACCCCTTGTTCGGGTCCCATCCGGAATAGCTGCCGACGACGTCCGAAACATCGTTTCCCAAGAACGCGATGCCCTGCTCGAGGGGGTTCATGCTCCTGGTGAGCTGCTGTGGGTCCGGCGACGCTATGGTGCCCGGATTCTGCTGGGTGTACCGGTCGTAGAGTCCCTGCATCTGATATGCCTGGGGAGTTAGCTGGGCCTGCTGCTGCTGAGCTAGCTGTGCCTGCTGCGCCTGCTGGGCTTGGGCGCGGAAATAGGCTGCGCGGTTCTCGAGCCACTGCTGCCTCTGGTCGAATCCCTGGGGCACAGCCGCCTGGGAGATGCCAGAGTATTGCGGAGCGCCCGCAGGCACCTGGCTACGCGCTACGCCATCGTAGTTCTGAGGAATGAGCGAGACTGCCATCTGTTCTCCTATCCTGATGGATCAGGCTTTTTCGCGGACATTATACAACGAAACGGGGGGCCTGGGAATCCCAAACCCCCCGCCTGTCCAACGGGAGCACCGGCTAACTCGGTGCGGTAAGCTGCCGGAGCCCGGTAGTTGGCTATCGGATGCGGATCGCCCGCATGTAGGTGCCGACGTTGATCGCAGACCCGGAGTTCTGCCTGATGGCGCATCTGAAGGTGGTCTCCGAATTGCACTGGGCGATGCGTATCGCCTGGGTGTACGAATACCCGGTCGGGTTGGCGGGCACGAGACTCGAGTATCTCCTGACCTCTTTTGAAGTTGGTATCACGCCACTGGAGCCGGCCTGGCTCGTGGTGATGCAAACCTGCCTGAATCCAGCGTTGTTCGAGCTGAACTGGGCGGCGGCGACTATGATCCAGGTGCCAACCGGCAATGTGATCTCGCCATAATATGCACCGGTCCAATCGCCCTTGCTGTTGGTCGATGCGATCGGGATGGTCGCATCCATGGTGCTATCGTTGGTGACGATCGAACCGAGTCCGCTGATATCGGTGGTTGCAAGAGACGGGAGATCCGCTTTGACGATCTTCCTGAACGTCGGCTCGCCATCGCTGCCATTCGGCGCAGCATAGAACGTGTTCTTGGTCTTGGTTGACCCTATTCCAAGCGCTAGCTCGTCATCATCGATGTTATCCTCGATAGCCTCGAACCTCTCATCGAAGATGGAGGGATCGAATCCGGCGGCAGCCTCGAGAGCGGAGATCCTGTCGAGGTCGTCCTGGAGGTCGTAGCGGCTCTTGTCTTCGTTGAATCCGTAGGGCATCTAGCTCACCTTCTTCAAGATCGTGCTCATGGTCTTGTTGCCCGCCTTGACCTGGGCGGTCAGCGCATCGACCTTCTTCTCCAGCTCGATGATGCGGTTGTTGAGGATCGGCATCTGCGCAGCGCAGAACGCGGCGTAATGACCACCCCAGCTGACCAGCTCCCAGAACTTCTTGTTGGTCTGCTTCCCGTTGAGCTCCTGGTAAGCGACGGGATAGACCATGATATCGTTGACCTGCATGGTAACGTCCTCTCTCGTGATGGTGTCGCGCAGCGTCTCCCACTCCGCGTTGTTGAAGCCCGAGTAGTACAGCGGGCATTCCTTCCTGCCGGTATGGCAATCAAAATGGCGCACGACATGGTCGGCGTCTATGCCGAGCTGGGCCATGAGCCTGCGGACGAGCCAGCGCAGCTCCGCGATCTCGTCCACCGTGAACCGGCCGCCGTCGTTGCATACCTCGATTGACACGCTCTCCCTGTTGCCGATGAGCTGCGTGGCGCCGTCCCATGCTCCCACGGCGTAAGCGGTATCCGTCAATTCCATGACCTGGTAGATGGTCCCACTACCATCGGAGTAGAAATGCGCAGACGCCTGCCGCCCGTCGTTGTTGTACATGACGTTGTTGGCCTCGTTGCGAGCGGGCGCATCGTTCGCCGTGTAATGGATGACGATGTACCTGGGCGAGTTGCCGCCTGCGGAATAACGCCATGGATGGCACCTGAACGCTCTGCTGATCGTCGGCATGGCTGCTCCTCCTAGAACGACCATGTGGCGAGCGGCAGCACCGGCATTAGGATTTCGTCGACCCCGGACACGATATATTGTGTCAGATAGTCGCCATCATCGATGATTTCCTGCAAGCTCGGGAAGATGGACACGGACGGTTGGCCACCGGTGGTGGTACAGCTCGCAAGCGTACCGAGCGGAGCCGTGAGTTCCTTTGCATTGGGAACGTCAGTCGAGTCGACGAGCGTGGCCGGCTCACCGTCGATTTCAATGGTCACGGTGGAGGTATTGAAGAATATATACACCGTCACGTTCTCGCCACCTCCGCCGCCGGAGCCGCCGCCGAGGGCATCGGCCAGCTTGGCGGCCACATCCTTGGTCATCTCGACCTCAAGGTCGGGGAGCCGCTCCAGCCCAGGCGGAAGGGGGCCGTCGAACTGCATCATGAAATTCTTCTCGTCAGCCATCTCAGTCTCCGATCTCGATCTCGCCCATCATCGGGCTCTTGCCATCGTTCGCCTCGGGGATGCCGGCAAGGCTGGTGAGCAAGGAGAGGATGAATCCCCCGGCAGCCATGCTCAGCACCGCGAGCCAGTTCACCTCGCCGATCAGGAACCCCGTGACGGGGAGAGCGGCGATGGCGGTCTGAGCCGCCGTCTTGAGCGCCCTGACGAGCGCCGCCTTGATCCAGGTCTTCATGTCGTTACCTCACAATCCATATATCGGAGTCTTTAAGGTCCTGGTACATCTGGCTGATCGTACCGTTGCCCCCCAAAGCATGATACGCTTCGTACATTTCATCGAGCTCCTTCTTGCGTTCAACGCTCAAGGGCTTCGATTGGTTATGGTGCTGGTCGTAGAAATTGATGATCTGCGCGCGTAGCATCGCTTTCATGCCGAGCATCATGGCCTCATCTCTGGTCGCGCGCTCATGGTCGAGCCTTACAAGCTGCTCGTGCCTCTCATCCTCCTGCTTTCTACGCCGGGAGGCCTTAGCTTCGATAACTGCTACCGTGATGGTCGCAGCCGCCGCGATAAGTGCCGTGATAATAGCTTCCATCATTTCACTTCCGGATACTGAACATACTTCATAACATGCCCACATCGTACACTTGGAACCGCCACTATGTCTATCCCGTTGTCGTGACAGGCTGAGCAGAACACGAAGTCTTCAGATTTGAATGAGCCGTTGTTCAAGTTCTCGTAGACGAACCACGGGTACTTTACCTGCATGAACACATCCCTCTTGACGAGGACGCAGCCGAATCCGCCACCAAGGACATTGAACGGCTCATCATGAGCGATGACCTCATCGACAAGCATTGCCTTCGAGAAGTTCTCCATGTGCAACGAGGTCCTGCCATCTGACGGACCGCCCTTGATCCTGCGCAGATACCAGCCCATAGCCACGGGGACATCCGCCGATATCAGGGAGATCAATGCGTCATTCGGGATCTCCATGTCGCTATCGACCGTGAGGACGGCGTCGTAATGATCCTCGACGGTCTTCCTGCCGATCATGTTGCGGGCCTTCGCGCAATCATAGCCGGTGATGTACTCGAACGAGACATCATGCCCGCCGCTGTACAGATCGTAGATCGATTTGAACGTCTGCGGGGCGATGTTCTCGAAAGTCGGTATGGCTATGAGGATCTTCATCGATCGTACCTCGCAAGGATATCGTCATGGCGGGCGATAGCCTCATCCCATGTCATGGACCTGTACCTCTTGACAAGCGGCTTGTTGATCCATTCATCACGCTTCATACCGGCGTAATGGACGATGCACGGGTTGTCGTCGCTATCCTTATCGGTCCAATGGTTCGAGTTGTACGTGGTCGGCATGTCGAATATATGACCTTGGCACAGGTAACTCCCGACATCCTGCTCGACCCAAGGATATTTGCGCCTGTTCAAGGTGTCGATGCACTCGTCCGCCTTGCCATCACGCATCTTGTCGAGGTTGTATAGGACGACTCCGAAATTGCAGTAGAGCAAGCCATTGTTGCTGCGATGCCATTCGGATGATGCGGCGAGATAGCAATCGGAGATAGGTAGATCGAACACCGGAGTGCAATCGCGACGCGCCACGGTATCGCAATCGAGCACGAGCGCCCTCTTAGCATCTGGAATCAGATGGCACATAGCGATCCTGATCATAGCCATGTACGTGAACTTCGATTTCATGTTGGGCCCATTGGGAGGGAAGAACTCCTGCTTGCTGGCATCATGCACCTCGATAAAAGGAGGAAGCTCGGAAGGAAACTCCTCGTCCTCGGTGAAGAAGTGGATCTTGTCCACAGCCGAGTTGGCGACCAGCGACTTGGCAGCGGTTTCCATGTCGGAGTAGATGTTCCTCGTCCCGGTGTATACAGCTATACGGTCCATTAGCTCGACTTCCTTCCGACAACCATGACCGGGACCTTCTGGGTAGCGGCGGTGCTAAAGCTCGATGGAGACGTGTACCTGAACGGTAGTCCATAGAGACTGCCGGAAGACGGCAGGTAGTTGGCGTTGTTACCACGCAACACGGCGCTGACGCCGGAGTTAGAAGCTCCACCGAACGCGGTGCCGAAGATGCAGGCGATGATGTTCGCGGTAGCATACGGCAACCTGAGATACCTGTCGGCGCTCTGGATGTAGTACGGGCCGAACGCCGTGGAGCAGGACACCGATGCGGACACGAAACCGAAAGCGACGTAGGTGCTGCCGAAATCGAGGATCGTCCAGCCGGTCGTGCTGGCGGACGAATACGCCGAGGTCCCGTTGGTGATGCTGGTAGAGTAATACGCAGCCCTCTCGGTAAAATCGAGATCCGTTAACAGGCTCGCGACCGCTCCGCTGATCGTGTGGGTGTGAGTGCCCTTGGTCTTGATGTGGCCTTGCGCATCGAACGTTGCATACGGGACGGCGACGGTCGCACCGGAAGATGCCGAGCTCGATCCGATGGTGCCAGCGGTGACGGAGTTGCTGTGGTTAAGCGTGTTGCCCGAGAACTCAAGGCCGGAGCCTGCTGTGATGGCATCCTGCTTCCCACCTAGAGCGGTATTGATCACCTTGTTCTGGACCGGGTTCTCGCTCGTGGAGCTGAGCGCGGAATCGACGGTGACGCCGCCCTGGGCCGTGACCCAGCCGACGTCGTAGTCGGTGGCGGACGACTTCGCCAGTACCTGCCCGGCGGAGCCGCCAGCTGGGAGCAGCTTGCCCTTGATCAGGGTGAAGACCTTCGACAAACCGGTGCTATCCAGGTACTTGCCCACCTATCCTCCTATGCAGCCGCCCAGAGCGCGTCGATCTCGGTAGTGGTCAGGGTCTCGATGTTCGTCTGGACCGCATCGACGTTCCCGGCGTTCATCGATGTGCCGCTCGCGACATCCTGGTTCGCGATGATCATATCGCCAGCCTCGACGACGATTGCGGGCTTCGCGCCAGTGCCGGTGGTAGCCGGAATCGTGAAGCTGCCGCTTGCGATCCAGTAATCGCCCTCGGAGAACCCGGTGGTCACGACATCGCTGATCGTGCCCTGGTACTGGAGGAGACCTGCGACCTGGCTCGAAACGAATGCAGCGACAGCTTGAGAGGTTGGGAGGTTCGTCGAGGTCGAGCCTGCCGAGATGGAGGTATCAACGGCCTTCTCGCAAGCGGCACCGAGAGTGTAGTTCTTTGCGTTCGGCACAGATATACTAGAAGCGCCGGTACCGATCGAGAAGCCGTAAGATAACAGCTCTTTGGACATGCTCACCCCATTGACACTCACATGGGTAAGATTGCCGGTAGACGGGTTGAGTGCCGGGTACGAGGTCTTGCCAGTGGAATCGGCGAAGTTCACAGAGTCTGTCTCAGATGTTTCATTAGGAGACGCCTTGAGAAGTATGGGATAAGCAGCGTTATCATTTATCCCGGTCTGCGTCACCTTCGTATCGGTGTTCGTATCGCCGGTGTCGGGGATGTAGTCGTTCATAACCCAGCTCGTGCCATCGTAGGTGAAGCTCACGACGGCCCCGGCTTTCCAGCTCGTCCTCTCGGTGGTGCCGACGCGAGTAGTCCCGTAGCTGCACAGGTTCTTGGCGCCCGTGGAGTTCACGTTGAGCGTGGCGTTGGAAGCGGTGTTGCTGTTGGTGAACTTGACATGGATGGTCACACCGGTCTCGAGCTTGGAGAAATCGGACAACGTGACGACCTTGGCAGCCGTGGATGCGCCGGTGGAGCAGGTTCCGTAGAGCATGGAACCGACGAGATGGGTGGTTCCTGCGGTGTCGGTGACTTTTCCGATGTAGGCCATTGGGCTACCTCCTTATGCAGACGCCTGGCCGGTCGTGGACGGGATCGCTGTGACCACGGTCGCCGGGGTGACGGCGGTAGGCGTGTTCGCGGTGAACGTATCGACCTCCTTGATGGAGATCGCCGTGCCGAGCGTTGGAGCGGAACCGACGCTCGTGACGTTGGGCACTGAGAACGCGGTCCCCTCGGTGACGGAATCGCCGGTTGACGAGCTGTCCTTGGTGATCACGAGGACGTTCGAGTTCGACGCGACGGTCGCGCTCATCGCAGTATGCGACGTGACGACGGTTTTCTTTGTGATATTCGGAATGGAAAATGCCGTCCCGAGGGTCGGGGCGGAGCCGACGCTCGTGACGTTCGGGATGCTTACCGTGTTCGTGCTAAGGCTCGCCGCCGTGCCAGCCGTCACTGAAGCCGCCGCACCGGTTGTCGGGTTGCCTATCGGGTGCGTATGGCCCGTCGCGCTCTTGCCGCTCAGGGCGGTCTTGATGAGCGTCATCAAGTGGCTCAGGCCATTGCTGTCCAGGTACTTAGCCATATCTCCTCCTTATGCCCCGGCGGCATTCCACAGGGCGGTTATGTCTGCATTTCCAAGTGCGTAGTTGTCCGATGCCGGGTGGTCTTCCAACGGGTCGTAGTCCGGATCTATGAAGATGCCGAGCTGCGGGAACATCTTGTCGCCCACGAGCGTCACAGACTCGATGCTCGGCTTGTCCGGGAGATCGGAGTACCTGATCGACGACGGGACCCCGTTGATCTCGTCGGACAGCGTGACCTCGAGCCGTTGGCTCTCGAGCCCGAGCCTCGAGAAGTTGTGGTTCAGCTTCCTCATGACGAGCGGATCGAGCCCGTCGGATGGCTGGAATGCGACTATGTCACGCCTGTTCTCCATACCGCGGATTCTAACATGAGGGCCGCGTTCCCCGCAACAGGGAAAAAGGTGAAAAAAACCATCGTAGCTTTACATAAGATCCTTGGCAGGGAGGGCGCGATGGGCTAGAATCGTGTTGTCCAGCCATATCGTCCGTTCCCGGTCGGACCAATGACCGCCCGCAAGGTATGAGTCGAATAACCGGGTGAAGCCATGGAGCGGCGGAAGCGCGACTACCCCGTGTGAGCGGAAAAAGCCGAAACCCCTCCGATGGCGCTCCCCAGTCCCGCCTACTGGAAGGCCGAGGGAGCCGGTGGCAAGGCCGGTGGAGCGGAACTTGAGGCAGGGTGCCGGAAGACTGGGGCCCCGAAGAATCCCGAGGACCCGGACAGGGATTTCCTTCAGAACGAAGGATGGGCTGCCAGAAGCCTTGGGGAACCTATGTCCAGAGCCCCATGTATCGCAGATGGTGGGGCATGGGGGGTAGACCAACCACACTCACAACCTCACCCACATCTGAAACCTCTTTATAACTGGAAAAAAATAAAACAGGTGGCGGGGATCCAAGGCTGCAAGCCACCTGATGCCTTATTCCTTGGCGCACGTTTTCCCATGAGGGCCTTTAGGAGATGGGAAAATGTTGCGGGGGATGGACACACAAATATATTGATAAACAATAGTTCCCTATATACCCTTCCCCCCGTATACCCAGTGCTGCGCTGAACCCGATTTCCCGTCTTAAAGGGAACATGTGTGTCTTTTGTGACTGTTTATAGCTGGTAACAGGGGTTACTGGTTAGAGGAGTCGAACGGCGTAAGCCTAGTAGAGCCTCGGCGGTGAGCCTATGGCCATGCGGGTGGATGGAGTTCCCACGGGGAACCCGAAAGCCGGTGGCCTGGGCTGTGATCCGTGTCCTATTCCCGATCGCACTCTGGAAGGAGGTGCTATGGGAGGGATCGATGAGATGTTGACGGTCATCGTCAAGATGCCGGTCGCGCAAGCGGCTGGTGACATCATCAGGGACGTCGTCGAAGAGTACAGGACGATGCCTGCTAACGATCCGCGCAAGGCCATGTTTGATTATCTGGCCTTTGCATCCGTTGTCGGTACGGTCGTCAAGCTGTAGCTTGGCGGCCGTGCTGATATCCTTCTTTTATTCCCGGGTGCGGACGGTTTGCCCTAGCAAATCCGCCGTCTCCGGGAATCGCAAGCGGGAATCCTCTCCTTGTCTGAAAGAGCAAGGAGGTTCTCCTGGCCATGCGGTTGGCCAAGTGCTTGCATCCGCATGAAGCAGTTGATCGCTGTGGATTAGCAAAGCAAGCAGAGATCGGGTTCAGCGATGATCGATGGCAGCCCATCCTGTCTAGGATGGCTGGGTTGCCACCGACCATCATGGCCCGGGGGTTGAGCGCCCTGGCGACTCGATCATGGATATCGCCGCCGAGAAAGCGCGGTGGAAGAGGATGTCTCGTCCATGGGAGCATCCGGCCGTAGACACGGTCCATCGAAGAAGGAGGCAGCCGTCCTATCGGCAGTCAAGTCCTCCGAGCGGTCATGGAGGCTGGTAAGTCCGCGTGGTAGCGGCATGGAGGCAGCAGAAGGACCGACCGCCGGCAAGGTCCACCTCCGTTCCTTTCCATCCGGGGCCACATGGTTCTCTCAGAGACCCAGTGACCCCTAGACCGAGGGGACCATGCGGTCCCGGAAGAGAGGAGGCGCGATGAAGCGCTTCATGTACGTGCTGGTCAAGGACGACGAGCCCATCGGGAACGTCGATGCCAAGGCCGATGGTCTCACCATCATGACCTGCGCCAACGTGATGCTGGTGAAGGTCGACATCGCGGCTGCCGATATGGCGACCATCGGCGCCGTCCTCAAGTGGGCGCAGCGGTGGGACTGCCGCGTCAAGTTCTCGAACTGCACTCATGTGCTGACCGAGGACGACGGCAAGGTCAAGGTCCTCCAGATCAAGGGCCGCTGACCTACCGCTGCAATCACAACTGAATAACAGCACATTGGGCCGGTCCTCCACATGCAATCTAACCGCAGCATGGGGGGCCGGCTCTCCGCACTTCGTTCTACCCTTTTGCTTTTAACCCGGCACATCGATACGCCGGAGCAAGAGGGATTGTCATGCAACGTTCCAGAGGGAAGGGAGAGACGATGAAGAAGTACATCGTCATCATGTGGAGCGAAGAAGGTCTCACGAACGAGATCGGCTTCAACAACTTCTGGGGTACGTGCAAGGTCGCGTACTCCATCTCGCCCGATGCCTACATCGGGTGGCACAGGCCGACGGAGACCGCTTGCATCGTGATCCCCGTCAAGAAGAACATGGGCAAGGCCATCGACACCTTGCTCGAGTTCAACCCGATCTCCGACATCCGCATCATGTCGGGTCTTTGGGTCGACAACGAGATCGTGGAGGTGGGAGATGAAGCATAGCCTCATCCTCACCGGTCTCATGATCGCAGTGCTCGAGACCGTGTACAACATCGGCTGCGCTGGTATAAGGATCGTGGACTACTGGCCCCAGCAGCGCGGGGAGATCTGGACCGTCGAGCTGGAGCTCGCGGACACGGAGAATACCGA